ATGGACATCGACGTCGCCGACGATTGGCCTTACAACCCAACCGAAGAACAAATGATCCGGCAGCATGCGCACCTCATCAATGAAGAGAACCGATTGCTGCGTGATGAGGTGGCCCGTTACCGGCAGCACCTGGCGAAGCTGATTGATATGCACAACACCGCATCGGTCGAGCGCGACAGACTCGCACTCAAGCTGCGTGAGACAGAAAGCCGAGTCTCCGACCTGTTGCGCAGCGCGGCCGAATCGTGGGGCAAGATCAACTCCCAGCAATACGTGATCGACCAGCACCGGACCGTGATGCGCGAAGCCGGTATCACCTGGGGAATGAAAAGTGAGTCAGCGGGCTGAGCCTGAAAGTGACCGATGCACCGCCTCGCATGCCTGCAGCCCTACTGCGAGTTTGTCAGCGTAGCGCGCCAGGTCTCCCGCTCGCGCGTCAGCCCGGCTGAGCAAGTCGGAGAGCACCATGGCGGCACGGGCGGCATTCTTGCCTCGCTCGGCAATTCCGGGATCGCCGGGCACGCAACTTGCGCTGGCCGCCAACTTTCCTGCTTCGATGCGCAGCCGGCCGCCAGCAGCGTCAGCGACAGCAGCATCAGTAAGCGCAGCGGTCTGTTCTTGTCTCGCATCGTTTGCCACCTGGTTGGCCGCTTTCTGGCGGCGTTGCTCTTCGGTTCGATATTCGGCGGTGGTTGTGGCCACGGCCTCGGCTTGGGTGCTGACTTCCTCGGCCCACTTCGCCTTCCAGGCCAGATCGGTGACGGTGACGCCGTGCTGGTATGCACCGTACAACGCACCCGCCAGCGCCAGCAGGATCAGCAGCACGCCGCCGATCCGGTATGCGAATCCACTCATCAGCGCGCCCATGACTCCCCCCAATTCGGCAGATCGACCGTTTGACCGGCAAGTGCGTGCGTACAGTCACCGAGATATTGGATGCGACCTTCTGTTACGAGTGAGTGGCAGACTTTTCCGAATCGGCTGGTGAAAACCGCCTCTCGACCGCCTTTCGCGTAAATCGCGTCGTACTCGGCCTCTTCTTCTGGTGTCATCACGCTGCGCCCATCCGGCGCACCTGTCGTTCGAGCCAGCACAGAAGGCGTAAAGGTTGGCGTATCGGGGTTGCCGTTGTATCCCCAGTTCGGTCCCGGCGTTCCCGGGGAGTTGACCTTTATGCTGTGCGGACCGTTGCAACCGTTGCAGAAGAACCAGACCGAACCATCCGCCCCCATACCCAAGCAGCGGCCTATCGCTTTAATAGCGCTCATGCCAACACCTCAAGCGCTCGGGCGTACAGCGCCTGCCGATCGGCCAGACCGTTCGTGCCGCCGTTGATTTTGCGGGTGATTTGGATAAATTCGCCCTTGTCTGCCAGCGTATTGAGCCCACTCTTGCCCCAAAACCACGCTGCCGACATCGCGGCATGCTGCGGCAGCTCGAGCAATTCGGGATGGTTGATCAGATCCAGGCCCAGCGCTTCGGCGCACTCGGCATAGTTCGCCCGCCCAGTGATCTGGATCAGGCCGCGCCCACGGTATTTGGAGCCATCGCCCGGCACGGTATTGCCCAGGTCTTTGCGCCCCTCGTATCCCAACTGCTGCGGAGTCGGCCCCCAAATCTCGCGGACGTAGCGCAGTTGGCCGGACTCATGACCGACCTGGGCGATGAAAGCCGCGATGCGCAGCGGCGTCACGATCTGGTACTTGCTCATCGCCGTGTTGAGGACGGGTGCAAAAACGCCGGCTTTCTGGCCGGCGCTCGGGAGTATCTGCAGCAGCTGCTGCGCGGTGATCGGCATTTGGGTTTCTCCAGGCAAAAAAATACCCGCTCGATGGCGGGGTGCGGGTGTTGCTGTGCAGGTGTTATGCGGTGACAGGTTCTGGTGCTGGCTGAATCGACGCCTTGAGCGCGGCCAGTTCGGCGCGCAGCTCTTTGACGGCACCCATCAGATCGGTGATCAGCGCCATCGGGTCGAGTTGCTGAATACGCGGGTTGCCGTTTTCATCGACGCCGTCCTTCTCGCCCGATGCGGCCAGCGGGTTCACTTCTTTGGCTTCGTGGGCGATCAGGCCCTGATAAACGTCACTGCCTCCTTTAAATACGTCTCCAAAGTTCTTGCGCTGGTAGGTGACAATTCGGTACGCGTCGATACGATCCAGAAAAGACGGTGCGGAAAATTCCTTTATGTACTTCTTGAGGCGGTAATCCGATTGGAAGAGCGTCATTGAACCGATGTAGGTTGCGTCGATATAGACGTCCACATATGAGCCGGTCCAGTTGAAGTTATAACCGGTCGTGCCTCTCGATCCGTTAAGGCCGGTCCGGCACCAAGTTGCTTTCGATCCGAAGCGACCATCGAGGGTCAGCGTCCCGGCCGAATCATTGATCAGGCGGACGTCATAGTCAGCGGCTGTGTTGTTGTAGTGAAAATCTACCCAAGGGGTTGTGTGGGTGAGCTCCAGCGCCCTGATGGTAACGGCATCGGTCGCGCCCAAACCCAATCCTGCGCGCGCGCTGGGGCCATCCGTGCCGCCAGTACCACCTTTTGTGATCGGCACTGTATTTTCAATCGCTGCACTCCCAAGCCCGAGATTTGTTCTGGCCCCCGCGGCTGTAGTGGCGCTTGTCCCTCCTGACGAGAGGGCAATTGGGCTGCCGACGACGCTCAGCTGAGCAACAGAAAGGACCCCGCTGTAGGAGTACGTCATTACCGGGCCGGCCGCCGTATTGTCCGAGTTAACGGACCACCAGGCATGCCCGCCGAGGCCGCCGCCACGGTTGCATATATAATTCGCCCCGCCATCGTTGTTACCATTCCAGCCCATGTAAAGGCCTTGCACGTTGTAACCGACCGGGGCACCACGAAAACCGATGCTCTTGATCAGGGCGTCGTAAGCGCCGCCCTTCATGCCGAGACTTGTAAGCGCTGAAGCGCTATCAGTAGCGCCAGTCCCGCCCTTGGCCACCGGCAGGATGTCGTAGTTCCCGGTCGTGCCCAGCGCGGCCAGCTTTTCGCCGTACTGCAAAACCAAAGCGCGCAGCCGGTCAGCAGATTCCTTGACGTAGCCCTGCAGCGGAGCCAGCGCATACCCGCCAGCGCCGTTGGTAGCACCCTGATAGTTTGGCGATATCGACATGGCCGTGTCACTGGCGATGTTCGTCACCTCGTACCAGCCGCCATCCGGGCCACGAAAGCCATCGCCGACGCGGCTGTTTGCAATGAATGCCGTACCACTGCCAATAACGGCGTTTGAATTTTGGGTAACGGAAACCGTCCCGGTTTTATACCAAGGCATTGAATTCTCCTAATTATATGCCTTGATTCAGGCGGTTAGTTTTGCGCAGAGGAATGGCCGGTGGCCCTGATCTGTCCATGCCGTTGTAGCGAGGCTATACATCATTATTTTTGAATTGGTGTAATCGACTGCTATTCCGCAGCCTCCACCGCTTGCGCCGTTGTGACAACTCATAGCAAATGAATTTATTGATATAAACTCGCCGGCCCCAAGCAATTTATCGATGCTCCATATATACCGACGACCGACGCTAAGCTGATCGCTCCCGACGTATGTCCAGTTACCCGCAGCAAACGTTACGACAACTGGAGGTGCACCGCTGTCGTATACAAGCTCGCCGCCAGCTCCCCAAATACGCATCCCAAAAGAGGCTGTACTCATGGCTGCCCATGCGGCAATAAAATATTGACCGCTCAGCGTACTCTGTACGTTTGAGGCCTTCATTGCGAAGCCTGTCCAATTGCCCGGACCACCTGTAAACCATACTGATATCGGCACCTGGACGATGCCGTTTTGATCGGGCCTGATGAACACTATTGGAGGATCTGCACTTGTTACCGCGCGTGGAAACGTGACGTTTGCGTTTGTGGTTCCTGAATAAGTGCCCTTCGTGAGTACGCAAAGCCTAGGGAGGCGCTGCAAAAATAGCCAACTGTCCCCACCCTTGGCACACTAAGTTCCTTCAACCAGCCTCCCTCTCCGTGAGCGTTACGCGCGTGCAGAAAACCTTCTCCGAACTCGAATATACCGGCAAGAAAAAGCAGACTCGCCGAGATCGCTTCCTGGCTGACCTTGAACAGTTGGTGCCCTGGGCCCAGCTGGAGGCGCAAGTGGCGCCGTTTTATAGCAACACCGCAGGCAAGCGCGGACGCCCTGCGATAGGGGTGTCGCGCATGTTGCGCATGTACGTCGTGCAGCAGTGTTTCGGTTTCTCCGATGAAGGTTGCGAAGATGCCGTCTACGACAGCCAGGCCATCCGCGGTTTTATGGGTATCGACCTGGGTCGCGAGTCGGCACCGGATGCCACCACCTTGCTGCGTTTTCGCCGCTTGCTGGAAACCCATCAGCTAACGCGGCTGCTGTTTGAAACGATTAACCAGCATCTGGCCAGCCGGGGGCTGCTGCTCAAGGAAGGCACTATCGTCGACGCTACCCTGATCGCCGCGCCGCCCTCGGTCAAGAACCGAGAAGGCAAGCGTGATCCTGAGATGCATCAGGCCAGGAAAGGCAATCAATGGCACTTCGGGATGAAGGCCCACATTGGTGTAGACGCCACGTCGGGGCTGGTGCACAGCGTAGTAGGGACGGCCGCTAACGTGGCGGATGTCACCCAGGTTGGCCAGTTGCTGCACGGTGACGAAACCTATGTTTCGGGTGACGCTGGATACACCGGTGCGGCCAAGCGACCGGAGCATGCTGAACGGGACGTTATCTGGTCGATTGCAGCACGGCCAAGCAGTTACAAGCAGCACGGCGAAGGCAGCGTGCTGTATCGGGTCAAGCGTAAAATTGAATATGCCAAGGCGCAACTGCGCGCCAAGGTCGAGCACCCCTTCCAGGTAATCAAGGTGCGCTTCAATCATCGCAAGGTTCGCTACCGTGGGCTGGAAAAGAATACAGCGCAGTTGTTCAGTTTGTTTGGGTTGGCCAATCTGATGCTGGCCAAGCGGTATTTGCAACAGGCGGCAGGATAAATCCGTCTGAAAGGCGGGACTGGCCCGCCAATCAGCAAAAGGAGGGCAGAAATCTGCCCGAGAAACGCAAAGCAAGGCCGGCAGGTTGAAAAAAACCGGCTTGGAAATGAAGACGGTGCGAACGGGTTAATTTTTCAGCGTCTCCCTAGAGGGTGTAGACAAAATCATGTAGTGAGTCGGCGCGCGAGTATTCGAGCCTCGGCCAACCAAACCCATGCCTCGCTTACCGCAAAAAGGCGATCATGATGCATGATCAGTCGCCGAGCTCTCTCATTCCAGGCATGAGTTCGCTCCACTACCCATCGCTTGGGCATGACCACAAATCCAGTCTGAACAGGCTCCACGGAAAATAGATCGCCTTGTTCAGAGTGCCATTGCCCTGTTCTTCTGTTATTCGGGCCACGGATCACTTGAACATCGATAGCGTGCAGTTGATGGGTGCGCTGTGCCCATTTTCCTGCGTACGCACTATCAACAAAAAGCGTGCTCAGTGACGGATATTTTTCCTTCGAGTACGCCACCGCATCATCCGCCGCGTCACGATCCTGCACGCTTGCAGCACTGATACTGACAGCCAGCAGCAGGCCCAATGTATCGACAATCAGACTTCGTTTACGCCCCTTCACTTTTTTGCCTGCGTCGTAGCCGCTGTCACCGCCTTGAGGAGAACTGCGGGTCGACTGTGAATCCAGGATCGCTGCTGACGGGCTGTCAGCGCGTTCTTCCCGCTCACGCCATTGAGCTCGCAAGCGATCATGCATTTGCTCGAACTTGCCTTGAGCGCTCCACCGGCGGAACGTTTTGTAGACATTGTCCCAATGAGGAAAATCGCGGGGTAGCATTCGCCATGAGCACCCCGTGCGTACGACATAGCAACAGGCTTCCAGCAACGTGCGCCGAGAGTGAAGCGGTGGCACTCCTCGTCCGCCCTGGCTTTCAAACAGGTCGGCGACCAGTGCCCACTCGGTATCTGTCAAGCAACTCGGATATAGCTGCTCCGGCAGTTGGCGGCGGTGGGTTTCATTGTAGCCATAGGCTTTATTAGGTTCAGGTGACTGAAAACTTCCCTTGGCCCGCTGCTTTACACGCGTAATCCCTGCCATTTTCAACGCTTTTGCAAAGGTGTCGGGATGCGCAGTGATACCGGTTTCGGCGAAGAATACGAGCGCCAATTCGGCCTGGCTGGAATAGGGCTGTGCATGAGCGAGTTTCACCAGCACGGGATAGTGCTCGGCGGCAATCGAGCGAGGACGTCCGGTTTTAGGCATGGCTTGAGGGCTATTCAGACAAGGGAGTGAAAGTTTAATTTATTTTGTCTACACCCTCCTAGGCGTTTCCGAATCAATCTGCACGAAAGAGCTTTCATTGATACTGATGACGCCAAAGCTCATACCTTAAACCTCACTGCGTAACCCTTGGCAACAATCCGTGTCTGGTTGGTGTTACCGAGATTTGCTGATGGATTTGCTGAGCGGATGACTACTTGGTCTTTTGCCGTTGTTACGTACGGGTAGGACTTTATGTTTCCGAGAGGGTCGGATTCAGCGTTCTGGATATCTTGGGCTCGGGTGGGAATAATCATGAAAACGCAATTGGCCGGGTCGAAACCCGGAATGCTCAGCGTGATTACCTTGGCTGTTGATCCGGTTGTATCGCTGAAATCCACTACCCCCTGCCAAATCACCTGATAAGTGAACGTGGTCGTATCCATGACCAAATTCCCGTTTTCGTCCCAAACTCTGGCTCCGTAACTCATGCGGCTAAATTCCCCCACTGGTAGCGCAACTGGCCTCGCTCGTCATAAACCTTGCCGCCTTGACCGTTAATGACCTGCCTGCCTCCCCCGGCAAGTGGTGAGTTGATTTCGAACGTACCGTCTTTGCTCAGAATCCAACCGCTCTGCCCGGCCAGGTAATTGGTCGAACTGATGTAACTCCCAATCTTGGCGTTGGTGATCGTGCCGTCTTGGATGAACGTCGGACCAAGGAACAACTGGCCGTTCTGTGCAACGAAAGGCGTCGAAATAGCACCACCCGCTAACGTGTTCACCAGCGCAAACCGATCAGCCGACATGAGGATCTGGCTTTGCAGAACCCCGCCTACATTCTCAATCCCTGCGCCTATCCCGGCCATGACGTACTGGCCGTTGGAGTTGACTTGCAATTTGACGGTATACATCGCCGTCAGCTTGCCGTCAGTGCTCGCCTGGGCTGTGCTTACGGTCTGAACCGCAGCACTGGCGTTATTAGCAGTTGTTTGAACCCCATCCACTCGCATGGACAGCGCGCCGTCTGCGTTGGCTCTGGTGGTTGCTTCAGACTGGATGGCGGCCTGATTGCTACCGACGGACGAGGTCAGCGTCTGTATCTGTTGAGCGGTGGCCTGCCGGTCCGTGTTTGCGGTTGACTCAATCGTCGTGATCTTCGATTCGCTCGCACCAACACGAGAATCGATTGCCGTAATCCGCTGGGCAGTCGCCTCGCGGTCCGTGGCAGTCGTCGTTTCGACGGTGGTGATTCGTGCCTCATTGGTGCCGACACGCGCTTGCAGAGTCGTGGTGCGCTGAGCCTGGGCGAAATCCTCTTCCGCCCTGATCTTCACTTCCTGTGCCGCGCTGGCCGTGCTGTCCCACCCTCTAAGCGCATCGAGCAGATCGCCTTCCCCGCTGTCGGCCCGGTACTGCGCCTGCACTGCCTGGAGTTGACTGGCGGTCGCCGTGGTCCTGCCGTTCACAGTCTCGATGTTGGCTGTGTTTTTGGAAACCTGATCAGCCTGGGCGTTAGCGGCGCGAATGGACTGGCCTGTGTTCACCCAGTACGTCGGGTTCGGCGGGCCGTTCGATCCATTGGCAGCCGCAGGCACCGCTGCAATGGCCGTCCAGAGGTTGTCGCCCACGCGCACGGTGTTGTCGCGGACATAGGCGTCAGTCGGCACGTAGACCAGCGCGTCAGTGATTTCTCCGATCTCGGCCTTGAGCTCAGCCAGGCGCTCATTAACCGATCCGTCACCGTCGCCACTAATCAGCTCAATCTCTGAAAGCAGGTTCTGCGCAAGCTCGGTCTTGCTGATCTTGCCGGCCAGAGCAGACAGATAGGCCGACACATCGTTTGATGTCGACGTAGGCACATAAAGAAAGGCGCTCTTCCCGTATGCGTTGGTCGAGCGGATGAAGTAGTAATAGTTGGTGTAGAACGCCAGATCGTTGTGAGTGAACGACAGACCCTGCCCCAGGTACTGCGCCGTGCCCGAAGTAGCATTGGGGTTGGTGCTGAAAAAGTACTCGTAGGTACCGCCGTTCAAGCCGTGGCTCGGGTTCTGGGGGATCAGCACGATGCTGTCGATCGACGATTGCACCACGCAGGATTCCGGGATTGGCGGCCCCTGAATGCTTACCGATATCGTTGCCTCTCCTGAGCGAGCCATAGGCCCCAGTGCAGCCACGCTCATGGTGTACGCGCCCGACGGAAGGCCGTTGATAGCCAGCGTGTTCGCGGTGGCAGGCACCGAGCGTGACTGCGCGACACCACCGCCCTGCCGAACCGTGACCACATAGGAGGTGACGATGCCCAGCGGTGGAACCCACGACAGTACGCCCTGCACCACCTCAGCAGCATCGCCAGGAGACCATGCAAGCCCGGTGGGCGAGCCAAGCCCGCCGCTTGGCAGGTTGATGAACCCCAGCGGGTTGTAAGGCTGGCCCACGGCATCATCGAAGATTGCCGCCTCGTACTGCTTGACCTGAACCGTGCATCCTTCGCTGTCACCCATAGACCAGTCGGAGACGATGAACTCGCCAAGGATGTTCAGTGACGGCAGGTTCACACGCACTACTCGGCCAGGCCGGCAGTTGTAGCCTGAGAAGTTCATCGGCAGGCTGATTGCGCCGCCAGCACGCCTTTGGCGCATGGCGATGTTCGCCAGGCGCTGAGGCTGATAGGCGTCGGTCACATACGAGAACGTCATCGTCTCAGCAGCTTCGCCGCCGTCCTCAAGAATCCATTCGGAAACGCTGACCTCTGGGTAATCCGTCTCGGTCCAGGACTGCTCAGGATCAATAAACGTGCCGCGCACCGTGTTGATGGCGGAATCGTTCGTCGACTCGGTACTTCCAGAGACCGTGCCGATGATCATGTCTTCGGTAATCTCGAAGTCATACGGGCCGTAATAGGCCCCTGCCTGGAGCATCCAGCGGCCGCCGACGCGTATCAACTTGCCGGCGCATGACGCTTCCAGCTTCTGCAGTACGCCCGGACGTTGCTCGTCAGCACCAATCACGCAAGAAGTGCGATAGCGCTGGCTGACCGAGCCGTCGGCATTGGTCAGCGCTTCATCGCAGACGTTTGCTGCGCTGGCGAATGTCTCGAAAATGATCTCGTCGTCTGGGACGTTGCAGCGGTTACGCAGGAACCAGAGGATGTGCAGCGCGGTGTTGGCGGTATAGATGTTGTTGCCGGTGCGCGGGTCGTAAATGTCATTCCGGCCACGGACAACAAAGCGAGTGTCAGGGATTCCGGACGGGAACTTTTCGGCACTGTACTTCAGGGTAATGCGCACGTACGACAGGCCGCGCCCGATCTGGCTGTCTTTCCAGTCCGGGCAATTGGCCTTGAGGAATGCGTTTACTTCTGTTGGGTTGACGATCAGCTCATAGCTGGCGAACTCACCGAACGAGCCAATCTCTTCCTCACCGAGGTAGATGCTCTCCAAGGCATCGATCGCGCCTTCACACAGCACGTACACAAGGTGAATTTGCTCGCCCTCTGTGAGGGTGCCGGACTGCTCCTGCGCCCAGACCAGAACGCCACCGGTGGATACACGACCGAGGATGAACCGGATCGGCGCTTTCGACGACCTTACCGTCTGAGCGGACGGCTCGTTGTCGCGCAACGGGGATTTGGTGTTTAGCTTTTCCTGCTGGGACGCAGCGTAGAAGGCGAGGCCAGCTCCAATTGCAGCGCCCACCGGGCCACCTTGGACGAAGCCAATCACAGCGCCTACGGCGACCTGGGCAATCTTTTTAACGCCACTGGGCATTATTCAACCCTCCAGGCTGACAACGGCTCGCACACAACGCGAGCAACGCCGTCATCGGTCGTCGCCCAATAATCACCAGCCCAGGACACAGCCATGCTGCGACCTGCTGGTGCTTCGTACATGACGACGTCACCTCGCTGGATGAACGAGACTGCAACCCTTGCAAAACAGGCGTCCCATGCAGCTTCCAGGCTGCCGTGACGCCTCTTCAGCGCACGCTTGGCGCCCGCTTCCGTTTTGTAGGAGCCTCGGTATTGCTCGGCAGGATCGACACCACACACCGCATTCGAGCAGTCGGCGGCGAATAGGCAGCAGTCAAATTCGCCCCATGAAAAAGGCCGCCCTTGGGCAGCCTTGATCACGTCGTTCAGACGCGTGGTCCAGTCTCTATGGCGCATATCTAACTTCCGTAGGTGAAGGTCGGCGCATCCTTGGCAGACCCCCAGTAGATGGGCCATTCGGACATTTGCGCGATTGCGTAGAAGAAGCGGTCGCCCTGGTGCCGGGCGCGGTGGTTTTCGTCCGTCCAGCGCTCGGTGCCGGTTCGGCTCCACTCGGCCATGCGGTCAATGACCGGCACGGTGATGGTGTTGCCGTCCTGGCCATTGCCCGCGAACGAGAACTTGGCGGCGTCCATTCGCCCGGAAAACAGGATGTCGGCGGCGTAGTTGCCGGCCTCGTCGAACACCACGAAGATGACCTTGGCCATTCGGCCCCGGCAACCGAGCACGTTGGTTTCGGACAGGATGTAGGAGTCCAGCCCGCTCAACGTCAGATCCACCGACATGGGCGATCCCGAGTTGTCGCTCTCCTGCGACTGGCTGACCTGGCCGAAATTGCCCACGCCTTCGTAAGTGATACCGTCGACGACCAGCTCACCGGTTCCGGTATGAGCGAAAACCATGCCGTCGGCGAAGTCCAGCTGCACGGCGTAGACCGGCATGAATTTGCCAGTGGCGATGATATCCACCACCTTCTGGCTGAAAGGGAAAGCTGAGGGCATCAGAATGCCTCCCTGAATTGATAGCTGCCGTTGGCGACCACCGGGCGACGCGTCATGGCCCACGTGTCAGAGGTCATGCGCATTTCCGAGTAGGGGCTCAGGTATTCAACCGCCGCCCCTGCCGTGAGCGTTTTCCGAATGCGTTTGTTCAGCGGCACCGTGGCCTGGCCTTGGGCGTTCGATGAAACCGGATCGGTAACCTCGAACATCTCACCCGCGATGGTGATGTAGTCACCAACGCTGAAAACCGGTGAGCTGGCCGGCGCGCCACCAATGATCATGCTGCGCGCCTGGGCAAAACCGCTGACCACGCTGAGCGAGCCGATGCTGACCTTCCGATATCGAGTGAAGTCCGGCAGGTTGAACGTGCCGAACATCCCGTCCAGCTTGCCGAGGAACGATGAAAGCTCGCGCTCTTCAGCGCGCGTGAGCAGGCCAAAGGTCAGGGTGCACTGCCAGTACGCGCCGGGGTAGCCAACGATCTGCTGGGCGTTCGAAAGCGACGACGTGAACGCCCGGCTGTTGTTGACGATGCCCCAGCTCATTTCTGACGGGCGCAGCGAAGCAGGCCACGTGAGAGCCATGCGTTACTCCTTATCGATTAGCGCCTGGCTGCGAGCTGGCGGATGGGTCCGTTTATTTTGAAATCGCGCATCACCATCTCGTAGCCGCCCTTCGCGCCCTGGTACGCAGCTTCCTTGACCATACTGAGGGTCGATTCGTCTGGAGTACCTTGGAACTGGAAGGTCTGCTGAATGGCTGGCCCGTTGGCGGCCGGTGAGGCTGTTTGCTGAGCGCTGCTGGACGCTGCTGTCGTAGCAGCCTTGCCGACATACCCGCCGTCGGCGTAACCCTTGGTGTTGGCGTTCATGCGCTCCAGGAACTCACGCGCGCCGGGCTGGCTGACCACTTCCTTTTTCACGACAAATTCGCCGCCGTGCACAACGCCCTTCGGCTGGAACTTGCCGCCATCACCGGTATAGCCGCCGTCCGAGAAGCCGAACTTCGACGAATACCCTGCCGCCGAAGCACCCAGGCTCGAAGAGGCCGCGCCCGTCGAGCCAGCCGCAAGACCATTTGCACCCGCGCCGCCGAGACCCGATAGGGCGCTGAATGCCGTGCTGAGAAAGCCCGCCGCCGCCTGCCGTACCTGGATGCGGATCAGATCCTCGATCACACCGTTGGCGAAATCCTTGAAGGACAGCTTCCCGGTTTTCACGAAGTTCACGACCGCGTCTTCCATGCCGCTGAAAGCGTTGGTGAACAGCTGCTTGGTCTGCCCGGCCACGTCGCGCGACTGCTCAAGGTAGTTCTCAAGCGCCGAACTGGCACCCAGCGTCCAATCGGACTGGGCTTTATCGACGTCCGAGTAATACTTTTGCTGCATTGCCAGGCGGCTTTGCAGCGCGGCGTTCAGCGCATTCGTTTCCTTGCCATACAGGTCCTGGCTGATCTTCCCTTCGTTGCGCTGCTGCAACAGATTGTCCAGCTGGGACTGGTACTGCTCCTGAATCCCAAACTCCTCTTGAAGTCGGGCGCGCGCCTGGTCGCCCATTCCTTGGCCTGCAAGGCTATTGCTCAGGCCGACCTGATCCTTGGATAGCTGGCTGTTCAGGTTCGCCTGGAAGGAAGTCATCTTCTGAGTTTCCTCAGCAGCCAATTTCCTGAGCTCGACTTCCTTTTCAAGGCTGGCGTTTTGCTTCTGCTGCGCAATGTTCAGTTCGGCCATGGCCAGAACCTGCTTTTGCGAGGAGGTGAGCGTTTTCTTTTCCTTCAACTGAGCAATTTCAGTCTCCAGCTCGACCAGCTTCTTCTGCTCCGCCCCTATCGATTTGGTGGTGCCGTCCTGATTCAATAGCTCCTTGCTCTGTGCAACCAGAACCGCGTAGCGCTGGCGCGCGTCGTCCAGCATCTTGGTGCCAGCATCTTCCTGGTATGCCTTTTCCTTGCCGGCGTTTTTGTTTGGCTTGGTGCCTTCGGTGGTCTGTCTGATCTGCGCGTCCACTCGCTGCTGCGGAGTCAACTTGACGGGAACTGGAGCGACTGGAGCTACCCCGCCATTTGTCAGCAGACCATAGCCTTTAGCGTTTTTATTTATGCCAAGGTCAATTTGTGGGCCGCCCTGAATTTTCAATGCCGCATTGATTACGCGCTGCATTTGTTCAATCTGCTTATTGGCGCTTTCCTCGGCTGCCTTTGCAGCGTCTTCGTGGCTTTTCTTAACTGCTGCGGTTGCGTCCTCTGCTGCCTGCTGCTGGGTATAGGTGGCAAGCAATTGCAATCTGAGTGCTGCCTGCTGAACTTTGTCAGCCTCTTTCACCGCGTCCTGGTATTTCTCCCAGAGGTCCTTTTGCTCGGCCACAAGGCTGGACTGTGCTTTTTGCTCCTTCGTTAGCCCCATCTGTTCGGCGCGGTATGCAGCCGTCGCTTTTTCATTGGCCCCTACCAGATCTCGCGCCTCTGTCAACTTAGCGATGTACTTCTGCCACTCCGCAACCTGAGCCTTTGTCTGCCCGCCTGCCGATGACTGAGCGGCCGAAAGCGTAGATGATGCTTGCGCGGTCTTGGATTGCTCGCTACTGACTTGGCCGAGGACTGCGGCGAGCTCTTTATTCCGGTCAACGTTACGCTGATATTCAGACGAGGTGCGGGCTAGGGCTTTCTCTGCTGCGCTACTGAGATTGACGGAATCCTTCAGCCACTGGTTAACGCTGTCCAGGTCTCTCTTCCCTTCGCGGACCTCTTGGATCAGTCGATTGAACTCACCAGTTAGATTGCCAATACCAGTTCCAGATAAAGCCCCCTGCAGGGCCCCGTTTTTCACGCGATCAGCATAGGATTTCAAAGCTTCGTCTGCTGAGGTTAGTGCTTCCGCTTGCTGATCAACCCATTCGAGGCGTTTTACACGCTGCTGCGCGCCGTTGAGTGCGTTATATTTTTTGATAATCTCGTCGACTGTCAGGCCGTGCTGATCAAGAGCCTTGGTCGCTTCATCCGATGCGCCTCCAAAGTCGATAAACGAGGCCGCCACCAGCGCGGTCATTGCAATTAAGCCTACAGGCCCGGTCAGTAGGCCGAGAACCCCTCTCCCAGCTGTAGCCGTAAGGGTCATTGCCGAGCTTGCTCTGGCGGCAGCAACGGTGGCCGCATCAGAAGCTCGAGAAGCTGCATCTACGGCAAGTTTTGTTTCTCCGACACCGACTATTGCAGCATTTCTAGTCGCATACGCAGCTTGAATTTCAGCGGAAGTCGCTGCTGTGGTAGCAGCCAGCCTGACTTCCGCCGCCGTGATCTGATCGATGATTTGAACTTCAGCAAGACGCGCCGCCACCATCCTATTCCTTGCAGCGGCACGGCCCTGTTCGGAAATCTGATTAGCCAACCTTACGGCCTCTTGCTCGCGCTCGGCCGTTAATGTCATCTGCACAGTTCTGAGGTTGTTGATCTCTGATTGTTGTCGAAGGCGGTCGGCCGCAACCTTTTGCTCGGCCGCAACCATCTCTGTGCCCGCCCTCGCCAGCATAGCTTTAGCGTCAGCGTATTTTGATTCGGCACTGAGAAGGGACTGCGCTGCTGATGCGGACTCGGCGGCGGTGTTGCTAATGGTCATTTTAGTAGAGTAGGCGAGAGCCCCAGCCTGAATGACGGAAGCCTTGAAAGCTGCCCCGAACGCAGCAGCAGCTTGAAGGGCAGAAATAGCAAGGCGCCCCCCCATTATATAGGCCAGGGTCTCGGCGACATTCGAGATTTTTGAAAGTAACCCGTACGTAGACGCTGAGTCTTTCGTCAGGTCATCCATTGACCTGGACACAGAGACAAGCGCATGTGATATCGAAGCGCTCACGCCGCTCGCCTGATCCATCTTACCGATCAACTGAGTGAAAGAGTTGTCCAGCGCGGTGATGCTGTTGCCGATCGTTACCGCGGTCTTATCGAACAACTGATCGACTGCTATGCGCTGCGCTTGCAGTGCTTTCACAACAGAGTCGGCAGTCAGAAGTCCTGCGGCACCAAGTGAGCGAAGTTCGCCCACCGTTTTACCCATGCCTGCGGCAATGGCCTGAGCCAATGCTGGTGCCTGCTCCATTACGCTGTTCAGTTCTTCGCCACGCAGCACACCAGATGCGAATGCCTGGCCAAGCTGAATCAGGGCTGCGTTGGCAGATGCCGCAGAAGCGCCGGAAATTGCCAGCGTCTTGCTGATCGTACCTACGACACCGGCAACGCCCTCGCCGGTGAGCTTCAACTCTTTCTGATTGGTCGCGATCCGCTGGTAAAGCTCAGCTGTTGCGTTCAGTGGCTGGTACGAGCTTTGAGAGATGGCGAACACTGCCTTTTGAGCGGCGGCAAGCTCTCCAGCACCGTCAGTCACAAGCTTCATGCGGTTCGTGAGAGTGCTGTAAGCCTCAGCTGCATCGTAAAACGCCTTGGCGCTGAACGCCGCAGCGAGTGGCCCCGCGATGCCTGCGGCTACACTGCCAAGCGATTTTACTTGACGCTCGAGGCTTTGAACCTGCGCGGTAGCTGATCTGGCATTTTGGCCTGCGCCGTTAATTGCGTTGCCAGCACCGGAAACAATCGGCCCAGTTCTCAAGCCCGCATCGTTAAGCGCTTGTAGGCCTCGGCGAAGATCGTCAACCTTCTGCTCGGCACTACGACTATCGACCTCAATGGCGAGGCGTGAGGTGAGGGCCATACTTTTCTCCGGGCATAAAAAAACCGACTTTCGTCGGCTTGGGTATTGTGTGGATGGCGCAGTTATCTTTTCTTTTTAATGCTTCACAGCAACAAGGAAAGCAACCACGATAACCGCAAGGATTATAAAGCCGAGAACTTTCCCTTTATCCTCAGCCTTAGCTATTTTCTCGGCTGTTTTTTGGTTTAAGGCGTCTGCGTCTTTAACAATCCTGGTCGCCTCAGACTGAAGAAAATTACTATTAGCGTTCAGCTCCTCCAGATAGATTCTGTTGAAGGTATCCGAATGCTCATGCGGGATTACAATTAGGTGCTCATGAAACGCGTCCATTTGGTCCAGAGCCATCTGGTGAACATTTTCGCCTCTACTGGCGGCAGCCACAAGGATGTCACTGTCTCTGTTAACGTAATCCCTAATCCTGCTCCTTGATATTTTTCCATCAACTATCCACCTATCCCTGGCTTCCGAACGCTTTACTTCAAGCTCGGCGAGGTAGCGCTCTGATTCTTTAGCGCTTTCCTCCATTACCCTAACCCTTCGCTCAAGCTCTTCAGTGTGGAGTTGCTGAAAAAGGATAACGTCCTTTTCGTCCAGGTCCGCCATCACCTCAAATACGTAATCACGCTCCTTTGCCAAGGCTGCGTGAATATCGCCGCCCTGCTGTATGATCTGATTGCGCACAGCATCATTCAGATCTTCAATTGAGACGGCGAGAGCTCTGAGGTTTTCCCTATTTGCTTCCATTGCCAAATTCCAACGCTTATTGATGACGGCAATCTACCATCATCGGGCGCAACGGCGAACGACCACTCAGAAGTTTATGAGGTTTTTTGCGACAGCTGCAGCGGCAGCCTTGATCGTGCTGAACGAAAGGTCCAAGCCTTTTTCTTGGATGACGTCTACCGTCTTGCTCCAAAGGGTTTTCGATCTAATCTGGTCTAGGAATTCATGCCCTTCCCATGTGAGATCAAAAACGAAGCACTCGCGAGGCTCGCTGCTGTATTCGACGCATTCCGCATTGATCAGCCCTGCCTCTTTCAGCAGGAACATCTGATATGCGACCAAGGCTGGATCGTGTCCAGGAATGTCCTTGTCTGTAATCGTCTTGTTGTGGTCTTCGTTTTCCTCAACAGCTATCAGGATCAGCCTGATCAGGTCCCAATCTCTTTTCATAAGCTCTCCACGGTGATTCTGCAGACGCCAGTTCTGTGGCTGGATGAAAGTCCAGTAACCAGTTCCGGGTTTAGCGTAGTAGCGTATCGCCAATTAAACCAAAAGGAATTTGGAAATGGCAAAGCAACCACCTAAAAGCGGCTCCGCATGGACCGCCACTGAAATCTCTCAGCTACGCACCCTGGCTGCTGGAAACACCCCCACAAGGATCATCGGCTTGAAACTGGGTCGCTCTGAGCAGGCCATATACAGCAAGGCAGCCGAGCTGGGGATCAGTCTAAAGCCGACAAATCAGTCTCCGTACAATCGGAAGTGAGTTGTGCAACGCATCTCTCGTACGCTTCGCGCTGATCTGACGTCCACTGGTGGTCGTGCCCCGCAAGGGCGACCGCCAGCTGATCAAGGCACGAAAGTAGTTCAGCTTTGAAATCGCTCATCACTTCTCCTGCGGCCCTGCCGCATCATGTGGTTTCGTCATCATCGTCCTGGTCCATGAACATGCGATCCAGCTCGAAGACCACTTCGTCGACCTCCTCACGCGGAATCGGAGAGGGCCTTGCGTCAAGCCAGTCCGATATCTCGCGGGCTGAAAGCGGCATCGGGAATACGCCGCCCATACCTGAAATGTACCGCCGCCCCCGGCAAACACCCCTGAACGTATTGAGCAGGTATGCCGTGATTGGATCTTGCGGCGGCTCATCCGGAACGATCATGCCGAACCGTTGGAAAATCAGCTTTCGCTTTTCGGCTTCCGGCCCCGCCCACTCGCTTTCCCACTGGAAGCGGGCGATGGCTTTTCCAGCGTTTCGACCTGCTCCACTTTTTTGGAGGCGGCCAGTTCGCCGCTGTGCTCCAGCACGAACAGGAACAGACCGACGTTGTCCTCAAGCATCTGAGCGCCGACCTGCTCGGTGTATTTGATTTCATTGCCGTCGCCATCCACTGCGCCGGTCCAGTCCTTCAGCAGGAATGAGGCGATTGCCAGGCAGTGATTGACGTATTCGGTCTTCTCGCCTGCGATCACGCCGATGTCACCTTCCTGGAACTGGGCGTCGTTGCGAGCGACACGGCGGCGCATGCGCTCCATGGCGATCTGGTACTCGGTGTTATCCAGCGAAACCAGCTGTACTTTGGTGTCTGCGTCAAAATCGAACCACTTCGCAGCGGTATCGACCACTTCTTTCGCTTTAAGTCTGAGAGCCATGATGCAACCTCAACGCCACGCCATAAAAGGACCGCCCCGGAAGGCGTTATCACCGGAGCGGTCAAAAGGGTTTACGGTGCTGGGTCAGCAGCGTCGCGAGTGATGGTCGGGCTGACCTTACTCACCGTGTAAGACAGCTCAATTTTAATCAGGTCACGCTTACCGCCGCTGGGAAGCTCGCCGTCCACTTCCACTGCCGGGAAGTTGAACGTGTACTTGTTACCCAGCGAGTCGGTGATTGGGAACTCGACAGCGATCGGCAAGCGGGTGAACGTGTTCTTCCAGATCTGCCACGCGCGCTTGGACCATGCCAGAGTGATGCTGCCGGTGATGGCCGCCTCGGTGGCGATGTGGGCGCCTGGGCCGAGACGCTCCGAACCCAGGCAGCGCTGAGTCTGCAGGCTGTTGTCCAGGTTGATGGTCATGGCCGAGACGCAGGCCACGCCTTCCAGCGACTGGCCATTCACCAGAATCGTGCCCACACTGTTGTTCGACAGGAACGGCGTGGTGGTCGGCGCGTTAGGCGTGACGACAATCGGCGCCTCGCTGTCGGTGTAGTCCAGGCACGCCATGTTGAACGTGGCGGTGACCTTGCCTTCTTCTGGAATCTCCAGCGCAAAGGTGGACACGTGAGCGCCCTTGAAGACGCCGTAGACGCCGATGTCGTTGTAACCTTTGGCGATGCTGAAGGTGTTGCGAGTATCGCCCACACGCAGCACGTCGTTCGTCCACGCACCGTAGAAAGCGGCTTCCAGAAGCTGGTCGAACGATCCGAACGAGAACTCGGCAGACAGATCGCCGCCGATATCGATGCTGGTGGCCACAGAGCCTTGGCTCAGTCGGGTGTCGGTGATCTCGTCACTGACTTCGGTGTTGACGGTCGGGGTCAGCGCGTTACCGGTCAGGCGCAGCGTATCCCAGGTGCCGGTGGGGGTAACGCCAGGCGTCACCTCCTTGATGATGTGGCTTACTACTTTGGCGCCTGACGACATGAGAGTCTCCTTTCGGCGGGCATAAAAAACCCGCTCAAGGCGGGCCGGATGGGTGCTTCAGGTTCAACCGGCGCGGAACCGGATATTCACGTTGATCTGATAGAAGCCTTCGTACTCACCTGCGTCGACCTGGCTAGCCTCGATGCACTCAAGGTCACCTTCAGTCCAGTAGGCGAAGTGCGCTTCCAGTGCGTCGGCCAGTTCATTCAGGCCGCGCATGCCGGTGCGCAGGCGGGCAAAGCACTGCACGACGATGATGCCGGGCTTGCGGGTGTAGGGCTGGCCGGCCATGCCGGCCATGAAGGCGGTCGCGTGCTGGATGTGTAGGCGGCACCATAGGCCGTCGGCAGGCGGCTTGAACACGCCTGAGCCGTCTTGGTTCTGAGCCGGGTACTGAGCGTTGGGATAGAAAATGCGTTCCTGCTCAATCCCGGTGAAGGCTACCATGCGCGCCGTGATAGCTCTGCGGATCTGCTCATAGGTCATGATGCATACGCCGCTGCCACGCCAGCGAAGGCGAGCCCAAAGACGCCGGACGGTGCTTGTTTCGAGTGACCATTCTCCAGCTTCTCCGCATACGGCAGATTGTTCTGGATGTAGATGATCGAAAATGGCTTGAGCCCTCCCAGCACAGACGCGCCTTTGCTGATCGAGGTCGAGCCCGTCGGGTCCAAGGTTTGGCTGTTCGAGAATACTGGCGAACCAATCGTGACTGTCGTGTTTCCTCGAAACCTGCCGGTGTCCACCGGGGAGCGGCTGACGATCTCGCCGAGCAGCGCCATCGCAATGATGCGCATCTGCTTGGTCATATCGCCTTCAATCTGAGCGATGAATGCTGTGGGGGGCGTGCTCCATCCGGCCATCAGATTTGCCTCAGTTGGATTTGATAGATGGCAGCTGTCGGATCGGTACCCACCGCGAGCACGTCATACCCGTTAATCTTGTGCCCTGCCTGCGGAACGCCTGTCACCTCGTTTGTGAGCGCGGTTAGTTGCTGGTCTGATGCCTTGATGCTCTCACCGTCAATCAGGCTGGCCTTGTAGCTCCCGAAAATTCCGCGCCCGCTGTATTCAATAACGGTCGGTGGCCCGCTGATTTCGCTGACAGGGTCCCAGCTACCCGGCAGAGTTATGCCGCCCGTGAACTGCTGTACGGCGTCAGCCAGGCCGTCAGGATCGTCGAACGCCTCAGCCAGTTCTGCCTGAATCTCTTCACGCATGCCCATGATCAGATCCTTTTCAGCATGATAGTGCCGGACCGTTTGATCCACGGCGCCAGAAGCGCGATAGCGAAGTTCTCGCCCTGAGACATGTCCGAACTGCCGGCGACGTAGGTCTTGCTCACGGAAGTTCCGGACTGGGCCGACACGGTCTTGCTCTGGACTTCTTTCTGCGTGGCTTTGTACAGATTGCCTGCGGCCGCCTCTTTGGCGACCTGAGCGCCAGCCGTTTTGATCTCAACAGGCGTCGGATCGGGAACGACTCGCTTAATCTTGGCCGTGAGCCAGGCGTTTGCCATCGTCACAGCAAGGACCGGATCACCTGTACCCGCCCAGGCAGGACCCAGCTGAGCATCAACATCGGCAACAGTGATGAAATCGGTCATGTGCTTGTCCTTATTCCTTCGGCACCAGGGCCTGCAGGTCTTCTTTCTTTGCCGTTGCGTCGAACTCGATACCTTTGCCGGCGAGCCACTCTTTCAGCTCCGGGACCTTCATTTTCAGAGGGTCGGTTTCCGGGGCCTCCTGCTCGATCTTCAGTGCTTCGGCGATCTCTTCTGCGGTGCTGCGGGATGCGTAGCCCTGCGGCGGGTAGTTGCTTGCCTTGTAGCCGGCAGCGATGTATTCCGAGACGGTTGGGCCGTCAAGACGCAGGCCATCGTCGCCCGCGGCGCTCACCTTGATACCAGCGCGCTTGTAGGCTTCGATGATGCTGGGGTTGTCACCCTGAACAACCACGTCAGTCGCCGAGCTGATTACTCCGAAGAATTCGCTCAGCAACCGATAGCAGACACCCGGCTCACTGCCGGGCTTATCGGTATAGATAACCTTCATGCTTGTCTCCATTTCGGCCGAGGCGCATCAAAGCGCCCCGCCGAGGATTGCTTACGGGGTAACAGTGCCGCTGATGACGCCGGCGAACGGGACCTGCTTGCGGTCGAAGACTCGCTCCCAGTTCGCGGCAGCCGCGTACTGCGTGGCGGTCGGGCTGAGGTTGCGGTTCTCGCCACCTTTCCAACTGAAACCGGCAGGCTGGAGGATCATGGTTTTCCGCTCCCACAGCACTTCGGCACCACCACCGTTACCACCGGATGGCTTGCGCTCCAGCTCTACCGGGTTCGCCGGGTCGCCTTCGCCGTAGCCGAATGCGCCTTGACCGAAGAAAACGGACAGGTAGCGACCAGTGCCATACACCAGGCTGTCGTCCATGAACACCGGCTTACCCAGGTAGGTGGCCAGGATGATGCGACCGTCGGAGTCACGCAGGTATTCAATGAGGTCCTGCTTGACCATCTGGTTCATCACCACGGAGTGAACACCAATGGCAGAGAACACATCGGCAGCATCACCAGACGTGAACGCCGCGTCCTGAAAAGCTCCAGCGCTGATGGTTGCGCCAGCATCCACGACCATGTCGCCCGCATCGTTGGCGATGTTCGAGGCAATGATGCCGCGAGCAGAGCCCAGCAGGTAACGCTGCCAGCGGCGAGTCCAGTAGGTACCGAAGCGGTTGCGGATGTGCTGCATCGGCTCGGTGCGGGCCAGCTCGGTGGTCAAGTCGGCCACACCGTAGCCCTTGTTGAGGTAGAGCGTGCGGGCGCGCATGCTGCCCATCTCTGCCTTACCGACCGCGCCCAGGTCATCCGGGTCGTCGTTGGAGATGTTCGGCTCTTCGTCGGCATCCAAGTCTTGCCAGTAGACAATTTCGGCGGTGCCCTGGCCGTTGGATGCGATGGCGTCCAGCTCAGGGGATTTGACGATGATGCCGGATTCGAAAACAGCGGTCTTTTCCGGCGAATTGACCGGCGCCAGATCGGCGTAATAGTCACGAACGAAGATGTCCGCGAGTTGCGTGGTGGCCATGGATTAGGTTCCTTGAGTGGCTTTGAGTCGCTTGTATGCTTCGGGGTTGTCTCGGGCCAGAACTGCGCGCTCTTGCTCGGTGTGATCCCCCCACTTTTTCGTGGCCTTGCCACCGTTGTCGCCGGTCTGCCCGGCACCCTGAGCCCTTGGCCAGAGGTGTGTTGCTGTTTCACGCAGCGATTCCGCCCATTCGAGCGGTGACAGCGGGGTCTTGCCGTCCTTCCCGTAAACGACTTCGCCGTCCCGGTCGGTGGCAATGGCCTCGCCGTCTTCACTGAGTTTGAAAGTGCCTCGGGCGCGCAGGATGATGTCCTCAGCAGCCTCAGGAAGCGCGCCGGCCTTGATGGCGGCGGCGCGAATGGAATCAGCCAGCACCTTGTCGCTGTACTTGGCAGCGAAGGCCTCGGCTTTGTCGGCGCGCGTCTTCTCGGCGGCCAACTGCTTGTCGTAGTCGGTACGCAGGCGCTCGGTGCGCTTGGTGATTACCTCGTCAAGCTTGCCTTCCGCGAGCAGGCGGGTTTCCTCGTCCTGACCGACCTTGTTGAGCAGGCCCTTCACTGCGTCGATGTCCAGACCTTCAAACTGGGTTTTGAAGCCTTCCAGTTCGGTCTTGGTCGTGCGGAGAGAGCCGAGCAGTTCGGCGTTCTTGGTCTTCAAACCAGCGACTTGCTGATCGATGACCGCCTGAATCTCAGGGGTAATGGTCACGCCACCGCCGCCACCGCCGCCCTCATCGGTCGCATTCAGAAAAAGTTGTTTCAGCTTGAACATGGGTATCCCCTGGGGATTGATGGGCCGCTGACCTTATCAGCAGGCATAAAAAAACCCCGGCATGGCCGAGGTCTGTTGAATTCTTGAGTATTGGTCTAATTCACAAGCTTGAGTCCACGCATCACCAGGTAGTCGGCAAACTGCGTTCGACTCGGCACCCATAGCGGTGGTGCCAGCCTGTAATGTTCATTACTGCGGCTGAGCGGGATCATCTTTAGCCCGTCAAACCCGTGTGCAGGCTCATGCAAAGTGAACCCTTGATCGGCGGCGTACATTTCAATGGCGAGCATCGTCTGCCCGTGGCGTATGCCGTAAGGGATCAACGTCTTGCTGAGGAACTCACCAGACATCACGATACCGTCACGAGGCCAGGCCAGCGGCTGATCAGCCGAGACCTTGTGACCCTTCCAGCCCATGCTATTCATGGCGACTGCAGCCCTCACAAGGTACAAAGCCTGCTCTGCCTCGCCGCCCGGTATCGGGTAACGGAAGTAATCGCCATGGAAGCGCAGCGACTCCAGGTCGGTGTAGCTGTTGGCGTCAGGCTCGCGGCCCTTTCCCTGTTCGACGATGATCATGAGCCGCCCTTATTTATTGGGCGGTAAGTGTATCCCGGCTTTGCGGAACATTTCGGGCTCAAGCTCTTTCATTTGCGCCAAGGTCAGCGGCTTAAACCTGCTATCAAGCTGGAGCGCTGCAAATTTCTCGGGAGGCAGGCCGCCATCCCGAAACAGTCTGCCACGCACCGGCCCCAGCGCAGAGTCCTGAAACGCCGCTGACTGCGTGGACAGCCAGTCGTAATAGTTGAGACCCGCAGCCACCTGACCACCGCCATTACTTCCCACTGCCGCCCTGCTGGCATCCTTCGCGAACGTCTCGGACAGCGCGGTCACTGGAACGGTGGTTGACCGGCAGTTGATGTGCGCAGGCGGCAAAGGCCCCTTGCCCAGTTCGAATATCCGGCCGTCCAACCCTTTGCACTGGCTGCTGGTTTTGCGATCAAGCGTCGACAGCCAGCGGTAGCCCTTCACGACATCCTTGTTCGCCTTGAGTGTCTCCATGCGTGCCGTGGTTGCCACATGCTGGACGGCCGTCTGCACAACGGATCTGGCATTGCGGTTGCTTACGGCGAGAATGCCATCGGTGAAGTTCTGCGCCGTGGTACCGCGAATAGCCTGGACCATTTGGGCATTGGTCTGCCCCTGACCAAACCCGAGCCGTATCGTGTTCGTGACGCGCATCGTTTCAGTTCGCGTCCAATCCTTGAAAAATGGTTTGAGCAGCTTTCCACCGTCAATGCCCTGGACCTGCAATGGATAACTGTTGACCGCCGCCCGGATTGAGGCTTTCGTCGGCTGTACGGAATCTATGCCAAACGCATTTGACAGGCTGCGCTGTTCGAAGGCCGCTTCGTACTGTGCGATGTCAATCAGGTCAGCCTGAACCAGATCGCTGTAAGCCTCGTAGATATCGAGAAGACTGCCATCCACCCGGGCAAGAAACTGCTCTAAGCGGTCCCGGCTGTACGTGGTGAGCTCACTCCGGGTTAGCTGCTCGCGCACCACAGCATCGATCTGTTTTAGGTACTTCTCGAACTTCTTGACCTCTCCGGCCTTGAGCCGCTCAAGCAGCACGCTATGCCGCGCCTCCTGCTCCAGCATCTGTCCGTCTTGCACCTGCTGGGCTTCGGTTGCCATCGTCTTTATCCAGGTTGAGTCCTAGTGATTCGCGCTCGTCACTGATCAGTCCTGCCTCATCTTCGTAGGCCCGCTCAGGCAACTTTCCGGTGGTCAGGTACTGCCAATAAGTGACGGCACTGATCGTGCCCGCCATAACGCTTTTCTGCAGTTCGGCCAGCACCTGAGCATCTACCGCAGGTGTTATGAAATCAGGCTTGACGGTGAACGTGACTTCCTCCGGACGATACCCCCTCCACTCTGCTGCGTATCGCAGCCCTTGCTCGACCGCCTCGGCAACGGTCATGACAATGCTGTGCAGCGTCGCATGCTGGTCGTTCTGGCGGGTCTTGCGGGCCTCGCCTGATTCGGTGCCGCTCACGTCCATGACCTTGGCGCCCGCCTCAAGCGCGGCTCCTTTCTGGTCTGCCATGGCCTTGCGCACAGCCTCAACGCCTGCCCCCTGAAACTCCAGGTAGCCACATGAACCGTTTGGCCCAAGATCCCACGCAGCAGAGGGGCCGGTCACACTCAGCTCGACAGAATCATCCAATCCGGCGACCCACGGTTGCGGGTGACTGGTCTGGTGCAGCGCGGTGAAGTAGTCGGCGCTGAGCTGGTAGGACTTGAGTGCCGCACGAGCCATGGTCAGCAGCGGTATCTCATCCACATCCGGTGAGTTGTCAGTCGATCCGCAGTAGATGACCGGCAGGTAAGGCAGGCCGCGTACAAGACGATTGCCTGCCCCGACTGTGCCCAGTGCGCGCTCATCTTCGACGATCTCACCCCCCTCATTACGCACCGACGTGAAGCACACGCCTTCTTGCATGAAGAACTCGCGATAGACCGTCTCGCACTCGTGGCTGTAGCGGTCGCCGCCCTTCTTTCGGAACTCTCGGAACACCGAAAGAACCAGGTCTTGGCGCCCGCCCTGATCGGCGGTATCCCAATTGATTGCGTTGCGCGCCGTGTAGGTGGAGAAGTACGGCGCGCCAGAGTCGTCAACGTTCACCACCAGCGGAACGCGGCCATGCGAGATCGTCTGGCGAACCATGCGCATGAACAGCTGCTTGAGGCTGAAACCATCGGCAGTAGCATTTTCTTCGATGCCCTTGAGGCCAGCAGGCAGCGCAATCTCTGGAATCAGCCTGGACACCAAGCCCATCATCGATCGAAGCGAGTCGCGCACCCAGTGGTCGTACTGAGCACGATCCCGGTAGTTGTCGTACAGGTACCGATTGCCGACCGCATCCAGCTTCTCAGCTTCGACCATTCCGCTTGGTTTGGGCAGGTTGCGGTCACGACGCTTGATGGCATCTTCGCCTTCAAGGGCGTCATCCATCATGCACCACTCATCGATGTGAGCGTCGTATTCAGGGTTCGTTGATTGCACGGGCATTATGCGAGGCCTCCTATACGGCGGACACCGCCTGTGCGTACGCGTTTGGTTTTTGCTACAGCGAAGTATCGAAAGGCGTCGGCGCCGTGTGATGTGCTGTCATGGAATGGTTTGTCCTTCCAGCAGCCGCGGTTCTCGTCCCAATCCTTGCGGTAGTTTTCGAGATGACCAATGCCTTCTTCGCACTTGGATTCGTCGAATATGCAAAGGGCCAGGATCTCCCGGGCCGATTCAATGCCGTCGTCGACGCCGGTCCTTGGAACGACCTGGAACTTGATCGAATAACGCTCGCCATCGATCTCGTATCCCTCTTTGGCGATATCCTTGCGGCTCTTGGCATCGCTGCCGAACTCGCGGTTCTCAATATCGTGGGGCCCCCAGTGCTCGGAATAGGTGTAACCCTTGTCCTTGAGCACCTTCATGTAATGGCGCAGGCCTTCGCCTGAGTTCTCGTAGTAATCAATGACGTGATACTCAGTGCCGATCTGGCGCACGAACCAGATGGCCGTGGAGTCGCCGACACCGATGTCCCAGAACGTCATCACCGGCTGGTGGCTGTTGTTTGGAATAACGCCAATCCGCTTGTTCGCATAGAGCTTGGCAAACTGTTTGGCGTAGTAAGCGCCCTCGACAGACTGCTGAAACGCCTCGGCCGGTAACGACGGGTATTCCCGTTTCATATCGTCGCCGAGAGACTTTTCTTTGGCCGAGTACCACGCTCGCTGGCCTGGGTTCGTGACGATCCCGTGCTTGGCCTGCAGCTCATTGAAATAATCGGTCAGGCGTTGCGGAATGACGACTTCAGCGGGGTCGAGCCAGTACAGGCCGTTACGCCACCAACTGAAGAAAAAGAATTTCCAATCCAGCTTGCCCAGCGGCACGCCGGACAGCTGCTGCTTCTCAGCGCTCTGCGAGTAATCGAAGAAGTACCCCGCCCGCCCCTCTGCCGTCGACTCAATGGTAACGAAGCAATCGGCGGCGACCGCCTCGAATGCCCCGGTGACGATCTCTCTGGCCTTGTGAGGAAACTTGGCGCAGATCTTCCCGAACTCGGATACGTGCAGATACCGTAGAGTCCCGCCCCGGAAGGATGTGGACACGTAGAGCGATCCGCCCTTGCTGAACACAAGCTCACCGGCAGCATCGTTAGAAGCAGGGTTGGCAGCGCGTATCTCCTTGGGAAGGTTGTCATACGCATATTTGATCTTCTCTCGGAACAGGCGCTTCGCGTCGTTCAGTGTGTGGGCGATCAGTGCGCACTTAGCCGACTCAAAGAGTGCGGCGTCGAGCTGGACAATGCAGACCAGCGTCGTGAAGCCCAGCTGGCGAGCCTTCAGGATGATGTTGCGGGTGTGCATACCCTGGAAGTAGTCGATCTGCTCCTGCGTCATGCGGAAGCGGACTTTCTTCCCGTTCTTGTCAGTGATGAAGTACAGGTTGTTCAGTCGCCAGAACCGATCCCTGAGCAGCTTCATGTGCTCGGGCTTCATGTCAGGCGTCCTTCGTTAATTCGTCCATCAGCTTGGAAAGTTCGTCGGCATCATTGCCACTCTGCTTGCTGTCGAGGTCATAAGCTTGGCGCTCAAGGCTGATCAGGGTCTTCAGCGTCTCCGCCATTTCCTTCATCGTCTTGGAGCGGCCAGGCAGGTCGATGATCTTCTGGTACAGGTCGTTACGCTTGTCTTGGCCGTTGTCGTCCGGGTTACGCATCAGCTCGCCCAACTCTTCGAACAGATGGCGGTTGTCAGTTAGGCCTTCCAGCTCATCCAGCAGCTTGTTGGTAAGTCTGCGGCCGCGCGAGATATCGCCTCGGTGAGCCATGCGGATGCTGGCAATGACCTCAGCGTTTACCTCGATAATCTCTCTTTCGGTATCCGCCTGTTTGGTGGATACCAGAGTGGATACCGTGCGTTTGGATACCAGCGCATCGGCCTTGGCCTGAATCTTTGCCTTGAGGTTTCGCTCCCAGCCATCCCGCTTGGCGCGCTTATTGATTGCGCCGTGAGTAATGCCCTGGGTCGATGCGATCTCTCGGATGGAAAGCAATCCGGCCCGGTAGGCGCGTTCGATGGCCTCCCAGTCGGGTTGCTTGGTTGTCATGGAGAAATCTCAGGAAACGAAGGTGGTATTGAAATAGTGGCTGGTTGCCGGTATTGATGTGGATCACTCAATGCAAGGAAGTAATCGATGTCTCAAACTCTTCACAACGCCTCTGTCACCGCAGTAATCCCACGCATCGCAGCGGAAACGGCTCGGGCTCATGCAGTCGCCAGCGCTCTTGAGTTGATCTCCGCCAGGGTATCGAGCGCCGCTTCCGTTCATCTGGATCAGGAAATGGAAAAGCTTTCCACATACGCTGACCAAATCCAGGCCGCCCTTAAGGTAAAGTGATGATGCAGTGCCGCACTAACCCTGCGGCACACCCGCTTGAGCGATCACCAACAGCCTCACCTGACCGCCAGTACCGGTATCCCGCTTTTTGGCCAGTTCTACAGCCTCACCGGCAGTGGCACCCATATCCATCGCGGTGAGCGCATGATCCGCCCCGCTGCCAATGGCATACAGGCCTTTGCCGTCAATCGGGCACTTCCAGAATCCAGAATCGGTATCAGCGCCTATGTACCAAAGCCTTTCGCTATCGAACACAATCGCCGCCGCTTCAAGGTTGCGCGTAACGGAAGCACCGAACCATGCACTCTGCAAATCCTCGTAATCTGAGGTCTTGCCGCTCATCACGAACTTGACACCCTTCACCTCATGACATTTCTCGTAGTCGTCATAGGTGATCGTGTTTCCGCTGGTGATCTGCGAGTCATAGGCGATCACGCCGTCTTTGTAGGCAATGGTCGTCATCTTTCACCTCAGTCAGCAGCATTAACCATCCGAGCCGTCTCGCCCAGTGCGTAGCCATGCAGAATCCCAACCACCAACCCCTGAGGCATGCCAGCTTGGCGTGCCTTGTTGATTGCGTCAGTGATTGCCCTATCCAGCTCGCGGACGACCTTCACCGTTTCATTGCTCAGCGGCAGTGCGCCGTGGATGTTTGCAACGTTACTCATTGTTTTTTACTCCACTGTGCAGCGAGGCCAGATCGATCGGGCGAAGGCGAGCGCCCCTGCGTGATCAAGGGCGCACTCAAGAAGGATCATCGGGAATGGTTCGTAGCCGGGAGTGGTGACCGTCCAATTCTTTTTGGTCATCGTCACTTGGCGTTCTTGCTGATCAGTTGAATGGATTGTCCGAACGGGCAACGCCTTTGGTCAGCCACATGCAGGCCTGTTGCAAGTTGGTGACCGCGAGGGCAATAGAACGCTGATCAACATCAGGGATGGCTTTCAACTGCTTCACCAGATCAGCCGCGTCAGCCTCAAGGGCTTTTATCGAGTTGATACCGTCGATCTCCGACTGGCTCAGGTCGCGGTAGCCGGTGATTTGCTTGTGCTGGTTATCCATGATCTTTCCTCTGTCGTTCGCGCCACGAAATGGCAGTGTCTGAATTTGTGGCGCGTTACGGCGTCTGCCGCTCTACCGCCTCGTTGACCTTGTCAGCGGCCTTGCTGGCCACCTCTGCCGCTTCGGTAGCCTTGCCGGCTGCACCCTCAACCTTTACGGCTGCCTCGGTGGCGGACTTGGCCAGCTTGTTCAGGCGCATATCACGCTGGATGGTGGCCTCGTCGTAACCACGGCGGGCCTCGGCAAGCTGGACGCTGTACCAGCTTGCGAGCTGCCATTGGGCAACCTGAAAGCCCAGCATTGCGCCCCCGGCCAGCAGCACGATTGCGATCAGCCAAACCTCTACCCGCCTCCACCAGTGGCGGGCCATGAAATTGATTGCGCATTTTTCCATCAGCTGTTTCCTCCGAGTTGAGTGCGCAGGCGGGAGATCTCCGAGCTCTGCGATGTCACTTTGTCGGTGAGCTGCGCGACCTGGCTGGTGAGGGCGTCAATTCGCCCTTCCATCCTGCCGACAGCAGCGGCGAGTTCGTTGCGTTCTTTGGCGAACTGATCGGCGCGGGCCTCGGCCTCTTTCCGTGCAATGCGTTCAGAGTCGAGCAGCTCGTTCAGTCGGCGGACCGTGCCGATATCGGCGTTGTCCATGGCGCGGTCGGTCGCATCCCTGGAGAGGAATTTCCTCAACCACAGGAAGCCACCCAACAGGATTGTGCCCGTACCGCCCAGCCAGGTAGCTGTGCCTGGGCCGAGATCGGTTGGGTCCATCTTTACTCCGGGGAATTTAGGTAAGCCGCGTGGCTAAGCAAAAAGAAAAGCGCCCGTTAGCCCTTCGTCTAATCTCGTTGACTCTCACATCAATAAAATTACAAGGAATGTCGGATGCCAAAGGATCTATGGATAACAATGTTGGTGGCAATTATCGCGGGTGTCACGGCGCACCAGATCAATAAGTCAGCCCTGATCGAAACCATCAGCCAAAAAACTGGGAAGTTGATCAGGGTGTTGATTAGGATGATCGCGAGATTCGGAATCGGCGTTCTGCTCATGGCCTTTTGCCTATCTAAGATTTTGGACTTCGGCCTGAGCGGCGACCCGATCAACCGATGGGAAATCTTGGAGGCCGTTTATTACGCTTTACTCGGCCTAGAATTCTTGAAGTTTCTGATTCACGACTTAGCCGACGTGAGTAGCGGTAAAAGGCCTTTATGAAGACTTGTTGCTGAATGAGGCCCTCGCTGAACTTGGCGATCAGAGGTTCCGAGGGGTTTGGGTAAATCGCAGGCACAAAAAAAGCCCGACGGTTAAGCCGGTCTTTTTGTGGTCAATCCCCTATGTGCGCAGGAATGACAGGATGGGATGGATAATGGCTCACTGGTTCAGTCGCCGTCAAGCAACATCTGCAATCAAAATGCCTTCAGCCTCCAAAATGTGCTGAGCCTCGGTTAGCGCCACGTCCACCATGCTCTCCAGCCCCTTGCGAATGTCACGCCTCCACCGCTCTTGCGTTTTGATTGGGTGCGGGTCGTCGCTCCAGTTGTCCATCTCGTACCACGCCGATGGGAGTACATTTGTACTCCGCTTGCCGTCTACCCCAGGTAGCTTTGGCATGGCCCAAGTGACGATCGCGCAGTGGCGGAAACGCTCCGGTGCTGGCGAACGGTATTGCTTGGTGATTTCCGTGATCGCCGCGTGCTTGCGCTCGGTGTGCGTGGAGTACTTGGCTACCAGTGCACGCCAGTGCTCGGCGCTCAGCGCCTTGTGCAGCCGACCGAAGATCCAGCAATCGGTCAGGAACGCAGCCTCCTTGCCCACGATCTCCCCCTTCTGCTTGGCGCATTGGACCTTCGGCTCGAAATCACAGCCTCCGGCCGAATTGATGGTTTCCGCGGCCAGAGCCCGGACCACTGCTGCTACAACGTTCCGATACATCATGCCGCTTCTCCTTTCTTCAATTCTCTGGTCATCGCCCTGCACTTGGCCGTCAGGGCTTTCAGTTCTTCGATGGTGTACTTCTGGGGCTCATGAGGGCCTTCGAGCCATTCAACGTTGGTGATGCCGATGCGGCGCACCAGCTCTGCGCGGTAATTCACCAGATCGCCGGACTTGTGCGTGTTGCACGGCGCGCACTGCCTCCAGACGTTGAGTGGTTCGAATCTCAGAGCCGGGTGACCACCTACAGACCGATAGTGCCCGGCGTGCCACTGTCCGTTGTGGTGCCTACCACAGCTCACGCACGGCTCGCCCATGTCGCGATGACGGACCCACTCGTTGAACGCCTGCTGGGTGTCCTTCATGTGGTCGCTGCGTGTCTTCAGCGTCTCCTTGCGCACCTTGATCTCGGAACGCTCGACCTGGGCCAGCGCCTTGCGGGCCTTGGCCTGATTCCTGGGCGCATCGATGATCGCGCAGGCCGGGCTGCATACCGCCTGCCCGAGCTTCTGCGGGACGAATGAGGCCCCGCACTCAGGTACGCGGCATTTCTTCGCCTTGGGGGTTTTGGATTGGAGGCTTACGCGCATGGCTCGGCCTCCTTGGCTTTCTGCTGCTCTGGGACGAAGTCGCGGCGCAAGGGCAGGAGATGAATCGGGTCGGCCATAACCCAGCCACTCGACCCACACCAAGATGTCAGTCCATCGCCGATCACCACCCAGGCGGAACCGACATCCCCGTTTTGGATGCGCTGCCCGTCAGCAGGATCCCGCCAAGTACTGATTTGCTCTGGGGCCAGCAACTCAACCAGCTCGCAGACCTTGCCGATATTTTCCGGGGTCGTGTGTGCACCAACTATCAGCGCCAGGTCGCCCGGCTTGAATTGATTGCTCATGCCGCCACCTCGCCGATCAGATCGCCGAAGAACACACCCAGATCCGAGAACTCAGCCAAGATGCGATCGGTGTACGCCACGCCCTGGGCGCGATTGAACATGCTGGTCACCGGAAAACCATCTGGCCCCAACAGCTTGCTGTCGCCCATCAGTCCGAGCTTTTCCTCGTAGGTCAGGTGCTTGGTGGTGCGGTGCCAGGCTGCGCGGTAGTCCTCGTCCTCGTTGATCAGGATCTGAACGCCGTGGTGCAGCTTGCAGTACTTGCGGGCCTCGCTGGCGTCGCCGATCTGAGTCATCTCGGAGATGCGCTTGTACATGGCAAACCAAAGCGCGTTCTGGTCGAGCGTGCGGTCCTTTCCGGCTCGCATCGAAACCACGACGAACTTCTTTTGCCGGAACATCTCGGTCATGCGGGTGACAGCCTCGGTGAGCTTGGCTTGGCAGTTCACGCTGATCTTGTCAGTCATGGCTCTGCTCCTTGCTCGTTGAAGCCCAAGCTGTTGCAGACGTTTTTGGACAAGGAAGGCCACCATGATCTGTGAACTGGCCGCAGACGAGGCATCCGGTGTAACCGATCACCGGAACTTGCTGGCGATTGAAATTATCCATCGGAGCAAGTCGCTTCTTGAGCGCTTCGTTCTCAGCCCTCAACGCAGCTGCCGACCGCGCCAGCCCAATCAGATGATCCAGCGCGCTATCCTCGCCCGCTGCGTCGAAACCCATCTCGCTTGCAGCAGACTTGATGATCCCGCTTACGCCCAGGCTGGCGGTCTGGCACAGTTCAAGATTGGCGATGCGCTGGTTCAACCCAGCATTCACCCGCTCGTAAGCTTCGTAGACGGTCTTGAGGCCTGCGCTCTCGGCCTTTAGCTGCTCAGTCTGGATATTCAGCGGATCGACAATCTGCTCATTTACGTACATCCAAGCCTGCCACGCTGCATCCTGATCGCCAACCCAGTGTGTCGAATCGTCGGCAAGCCATGCATCGAAGGAATCTTCAACTGATTTGCTGAATAGATCGCTCATGACAGCAGCTCCTTGGGCACGCTTACGGTTTCGCCAAGTACCGAGGCAACGATGGCGCGGCAGGCAGCGATGAGCTTGGTGTCACCCATTGCAAAACTTCGATTACCGTCAGCGTCATCTGACGTGGCGTAGTGCATTGGAGCCCGGTCGCCCCATCCGCATACAGGAGGAACTGCATCGCAAAGCTGCTGCACATACTTGTCGATCAGCGGCCCGCCCTGACTCCAGTCGGTGGATGGTGAGTAGGTCGCGCAATACTTACTCCAGACGCGGTCTTTTGGAGGCATTTCCATTGGCGAAATCTCTGCCTTGGTCACAGCCCAGTCCAGCGCAGCACCGACCAGATCGGCCGTCTTCACTTCGATAAAATCAGTCATTGGGCCACCGCCAGCGCTACGCCGATGATTGTGTTGGCAGCGATAACCGCCAGCACAAAAGTAAGGATTGGGTGCTCGCTCATGAATTCGAACAGGTTCATTGGGACACCTTCACGCCAGCAGCTTCGATGGCTTCACGCCCGAACTTGCCAGTGCTACGGCCGTGGTTCGCGTGATAGCCAGATATGGATTCAAAGGATTTTTTTGCGCAGGCAGCTTCAAATATCGTGCTGAAGGTTCCGAGCCCAATGATTCGGCCCGAACTTTTTGCCATGACACGGTATCTGCCTGATCGAAGAGTGACGCCAGGAACCCCTGTCTTACTGTCGGAGCGGAGTGCCGTGTTTCGGTTATTTTCCTCACTGGTAACCTCGCGCAGGTTCTCCCATCGATTATCCGTTCCATCGCCATTGATATGATCGATGAATGCTGGCCAGCGCCCGGTCATCAGCAGGAAAGCAACCCGGTGCTGAGCAATCATCGAGCAGAGTCCGCGGATTACTATTTTTCTGTAACGCTTCCCGCATTTTTTCTCCGTATGGAGAAACCCAGCGATCTCGCCAGCGTACTTGGAATCGAACCTTGGAACGCCCGTCTCGCGCCAAATCAGCAGCCCAGTTTCCGCGTCGTACTTCAACCTGGCGTTGAACGCTTGAAACTCTTTATCAGCGCTCATGGTTTCTCGCTCCCACATACGGAGCACAGGGGGCGGGCAAGCGCCAGCGCCTCGCGGGAGGCCTTCCATGCCAGCCAGCAATCCTCAATGACCGTGCTGTGATATTCACCGGTAGCGAATCGGCCCATGTGCTGGTTCGGGTATTCCCTGAGAACCCATGCTTCGTACTCTTCACGCACTTTTTCGATGCTCATGCGAAAGCCTCCACGCCCGGGCGAATACGCTCAGCCCATTCAGTCATGTCACGGACGGTGTAATTCTCAACGCGCCCGGCCAGCTCAGGCCGACGGCTGCGCAACACTTTCAGTCGAGCAACCTTGCCGTCCAGAACTTCGAGCACCTCAAATTCGGCGACCAGATTTCCCTGATCGCTGTACCAGCCAACCTGCAAACCTGGCTTTATTTCCTTTTTGTCGATCATTGCCCCGCCCTCCTGCCAAATTTCGCCATCAGCAGCTCACGCGCTTTTGCGCCGTCTGACGGGATTCCTTGCTGGATGATTCGTGTGCGCGCCTCTTGCTCGGCCTGCTCTTCGGCGAGTTCCAGCTCGGTCTTCTGGCTGTCATGGCCAATGCCGGTCAGGATCTTGCCGTCCAGCGGCTGACCGGACTGGGCGCGGCGGATCACGATCGTGTAGTTGTGGTCAAAGCGCTGGCGCAGGCCCTTGTCTTCCTGCTTGGCTGAACGCAGGTCGAACAGACCGGTGGCAATGGCCGCGATCTTCACGCCTTCGTGGCTGTACAAGCCCATCAATGCTTCCATCCATGCGTCAGCGCTCGCTGGCAGGCCAAACGCCTCTGGTCCAGGCGTGCACCAGCCTATGAACTGGCCGACGCTTGGAGCGAACGGTGAGCCGCTCTTGCGGCACTGCTCGATACCGAATCGAATCTGCTCAAGCGTGCGGATGCCGGCGGCCATGAATCCCATCGTCCAGTTGCGCATCGCGGCGGCCTTGGCCTTGTCGTCCGGCCAGGCCTGTTTGTGCGCCGGGAAGATGGCCTGCAGCTGGCGGAATAGACGCTCGACCACTTCACCGGTAGCGTCGTCCACTACGCCCAGCTGCGTGCCAGTCTGCGCCGGGGGCTGATAAGGGGCGGCGGTGCCCAGCGCCCGTGCAGCACCGGGGATCATCTGAGTGACGTTCTTCATAGGTCATCACTCGTATCGGTGCGCCACGACTTGTCGTAGAAGTCCGGACCTTGCGACTTGGCCGATGCCTTGGCGCCCGGCAGGACCTTCTCAGGGAACAGGCCGGTCCAGCCGTTGCTTATGGACTGGTTGATCACTGCATCAGCGTCGTGGTGGCCTACCAGGGTCTTGGCTTGTTTGGCGCAGGTGGTGGCGGTCAGGGGCTTCTTGATTTCGCGGCGGTGCTGACACCAATCAGCCCAGGTCGATTCACTGACATTTGAAGGGCGAACAGGAAGAGGATCGAACTTGGTAGCCTTGCGCGAAGCGGACGGAGAAGCCTTGGCTGATCCGCGCTTTTCACCCTCAGTTGTACTGTTGCTCTTTGTATTACTCTCCTGCGCCTTTTCCGAATAGGGTTCACCGCCTTTTCCGAATAGGGTCGAAGCGTTTTCCGAATAGGTATTCGACTTTCCGAATAGGTCGTTAAGGCGTACGCGGCGCTCTACAACCTGACGCCCATCGCGGATCAGCTCGACCCGCAATAGGCCCTTGGAGGTAAGTGCGCTGATGATTTCAGATACGCGAGAATTCGACAGTCCAAAGAACCGGCCGAAGTGGTTATTGCTGGCGTAGCAGCCCCGCACAGGGTCTTGAAGGCTACCGATCTCGACCATCATCACCTTCTCGGTGATCGACAGTGATCGGTCCAGCCAGACCTCAGCAGGAATCCACACGCCTTTGAATTGGCGCGGCACGTCGTTCATGCGGCACCGCCCAGGATCGCCTTGTCTCGACCGGCCCACAGCGCCTGAAGCTTGGTGAAGCCCTTGCCGGTTACCTTGCAGGTGAACTTCGTTTTGCGCTCACCGGTTTCAGGGCAGTTGTAGGAATGCGGCTCAGCCACCAGATAACCTGACTCAACCCGGCCTTGATATGGCGTGTTGTGACGGTCGACCCAGCGTTGCTGGCGCATGAACGCGAACAGACGGTTCTGCCCGGTGCCGATGGACTGGGCAACCTCCCGGACAGAATGGATGCTGGTCGAGGTGATAACAGCGTTGAAGAACTCAACCTTCGGAGCATCCGCAACCACCTTCTGCTCAAGCAGGTGGTTCTCCTGGGTGAGTTCGGTGTTGTCAGCCTCCAGGTGAACGACCTTGCGGACGTTGTCGGTCAGCAGAGCGAGCAGCACTTTAGGATCGTTCAGACTGGCGATATCGAACGCCGGTTTCGATTCCGCCTGCTCAAGCTCATGAAGGCGACGAATAACTTTGAGCCGGAGGGGGACGCTGTAGCCGGTGACCAAGGTCTCGGTCAGCTCACGGTTGAGGTGGTATTTTTCCGTGTATCCCCGCGAATCCTTGTCCTCACGGACATGATCCAAAACTGGATCATCACCCAAGGCCTTGAGCATGACGCGGATATCGCGAATCACGTGCGCATGCAGCTTTGCGGTCAGGTCAGCAATCTCCAAGCTGCTCATGGAAATGCTTCGCGCCACGCTTTGCAGAGGTGAAATTTCGTGGCGCGGACGGTCAGAGTTGACGACGTGTTGGTAAGAAGGCATTATTCGCTCCAGAACTTTGTTGTAAGTGCTGCACGAAAAGCCACCATTGCCCGGTGGCTTTTTTGTGCCTGCGATTTGGGGTTGCTGTTAGTCACGCTTGAGGCCCTCTTTAGGGGCTAATTGGTACAACTTGGCTTTCGGTCTCCTCATCTGAGAGGGACCTCCCATTGCCAGGAACTCGATGGCGATTGCCTCGAGCGCCTCGGCTATGCTCAGGCCCTTGCTCAGCGCAAAGGCCGAAACCTGCCGCTTGGCACCATCACTCAGGTGCTCATAATCAATTTCAGTCACCAGTCACCTCCAAAGGGCCTCTATGCGGCGCTAGACTTCTTGTCTTCCTTGCTCAGCGCTTCGATTGCCCCGTTTTCAACCGCCCACTCGATCATTTCGTACAGATAGGTGGCGTGCTGCATCTCAGCCCGCTCGGCAGCTCGATGCAGGATTCGGTCAAGGGTTTTGTTAAAGCGCACCTTCCGTGGTGTGTCTCGCTTGTGGGATTGATCGGCGTACATGTTTCTTTCCTTGTGGCTGATGAATGGGTTTAAGCGGCTGATTTTTTTCGAACTGCTTGAGCCGGGAATGGCTTGATCTCTTCGGCCCGGTACGCGCCGTTTGGCTCGACCAAAACGAATACCTGGCGGTCGGCGCGAAGTGCCTTGCTGATCCCGCCCTGGGTCAGGCCGAGATACTGAGCAGCCTTGTCCTGGCCGTGGCTTTCCACGAATTCAGTGAGCGGGATGCGGTTCATGATCGAAATCTCCTACGAATACTGCGGCAAGTATTACCTGCGGTCTTAGTTAAGTCAATATCGCTGGTATTTGATAATTATTACCCGCGCTCATAGAGTTGCAAAATGAATAAGCCGAGCAAACGACGCGATTTGTCAGATACCGAGCGCGACGAGTGCGCAGCGCTGAACGCTATCTACAAAGCGAAAAAGAAAGACTTGGGACTCAGCCAAGAAAAGATTGCGCTTGAGGGCTTGAAAGCAAGCTCACAAAGCGCCGCAAGCCACTACCTGACGGGCAGAAATGCTTTGAACGTTGAGGCTGCAGAGGTTTTTTCGCGATATCTGCAAGTTCCTGTCTCTGAATTCAGTCAGCGACTGGCTAAAGAGATGGTCAGATTGGGCAGCGCTGCTCGCCCGAGCGAAAATGGCGGCGTTGCTGCCGAGTCGTCGAACGTGGGAAACGCACATCAACCAACGCGGATGTACCGATACCCTGTCGTCAGCTCCGTTGCTGCTGGCGCATGGGCAGAGGCTGTCGAAGACGGTTTTTCAGATCGATACGAGACGAGCGACTACAAGGCCAAGGGTCCTGCTTTCTGGCTTGAGGTTGTCGGAGACTCTATGACGGCACCCAGCGGCACCAGTGTCCCGGAGGGCATGCTCATTCTGGTCGACACAGGCGTTGAGGCCAGGCCGGGCAAGCTGGTCGTAGCAAAGCTGCCCAGCAGCAATGATGCAACGTTCAAGAAGCTGATCGACGATGCCGGCCAGCTGTACCTAAAGCCGTTGAACCCTGGGTACTCAATGATCAAATGCTCGGACGACTGCAAGATCATTGGCGTGGCGGTTCGAGTCACGGGTTTTTTGTAAGACATTCGCTATATCTTGCGTAATCGTTTCACCATAGCTATTCACTATTTACACAATCAGCCGAAGTAATAGAGGAACCGCCCGGGCGCGCTAGCATCTGAGCTATGATCAGATTGTCCGCGCCACGTTTTGTAAATTACGATTTCGTGGCGCGGGATTTTGTTGACATCTGAATACGCAACCGCATAATCGCGAACCTTGGGGAAACCCATACGCTATACCGAAACGCTCGCTATACCATTGAGGGGATACCATGAAACCATTTCAGATCTTGCTTCGCTGCTTCGCTGAGCGCAAGGAAGGTTATTGGCAGGCTTTCTGTATCGATCTTTGTTTGGCGGTTCAGGGTGAATCCTTGCAGGACGTCCAGCAAAAGCTTCACGAGCAAATTACTGATTATCTCCAGGACATTCTCGGTGGAGAAGACCGCCCATACGCGGCCCAACTGCTGAACAGAAAGGCTCCTATCTCGATCATCGCCAAGTATCACGCTTACTCGCTCTTGAGCCATATCCGCCGCATTAAGGATCGTTTCTGTACGTTCCAAGACGCCATGCCTTTGAAGCTTGCCTAATTGGCCCGGCTTGCCCCGCTCAACTGTCGCCAGGTAAAAGCAGGACTTAAGGCTCTCGGCTTTGAGATCAGGCCATCCAGTGGCACCTCGCATGAAAAGTGGGTTAAGACTGGGGAAAATACCCGCTGGATCGTCACAGTGGATTGCCCCAAAGCTCCATTCAGCAATGACCTTACTAAATCTATGGCAAAGCAGGCTGGCATGAGCACAAAAGAATTTCATCTGTTCTGCTCTAAGTATTAGTCGCCAATCTCAACAAGTCGTTTTTGAAAGCCCGGCCCTAGCGCCGGACTTTTTCGTCACTGTGCCAAGGGATCTCGGCGAGCACCCTGCCCCGCGAAGGCACAGACCTGCACCACCTGCACATCCTTCATCGTCCTGCTGATCTGCAGCTGACCTACACCACATCCCTTCCGATCTGACCTGAGCCGCCACTGAGCGGGGTTTTTGTGGGCGCTTGAAAATATATTACCGCAAGTGTTGACGACGTTTATTATCGCAGGTAATGTTCGCTCCATCGAGACGCGAAACAGCCCCTCAACAGGCCCAGCGGATCGAACCGCTCTTTAGATGAACCGCACCAAACCTGCCGGATAACAACCGGCCAAGATTCAAAGGCAGCGATGAGTCGGCCTCGACGGCTCAGATGGGTGGCCACTACCCAAGGCGCGCAGCGTAAAGCGTTCAAAAATAGTGTTCTGGCGGAGTGAATCGCGGCCAGTGAGAAAGATTTCCAAGCCGACTTGAGGGCAATAGTCGGGGGCGGGCCAGATGTATTGGCGGGAAATTCCCTACCAAATGGGAGATTGCGGTTACGCCGAACACCGCAGGTTTCACTGGCTGGCCTTGGCGACAGGGCCAGACGGGAAATCAACCGAGGGAATGACGATGAATTTCTACAAGATCGTGTTTGCGGACGGCTCCGAAGTTCAAGAGTTCGCCGATAGCGAAGCTGATCTACGAGATTTCGTGGCGCGCTGCTACTGCACCCGGACCATCAGCAAGATCATTCAGCTGTAACCCACAGATTTACTGATGCCGCTTCTATGAGGCGGCATTGGAAATCAACGGGAGCAAGACCATGAGAATCAACGTGTATAGCCAGGAGCTGACCAGTGAAGTGGTCGAGGTCCAAAAGCTTTCTAATACAGGCCTGACCTACAGCGCCGTCCAGATGATCCTCCACAGCAGTGAGAAATTGCACCATCCGCCACAGGATGACGACCGCAGCGCTGTCACCTTCTGGCTTCCTAAGTCGAAAGCGCGGCGTGAGGAGCTTGCAAGCACCTTTGAGAGATTGGCGATGCTGGTGCGAATCGCGCCGCCAGAAACCGGTCTCGACTAAACAACCAGCGCCAGCGTCAGCCTGACGAAAACTGCCCGATCCTCTCTATGAGAGCGCATCGGTCTGCAATCTCCCCGGAACGTGTGTACCGGTTACCCGCCAGCCCGGCACGGGGCAGCCAATACGGCGGGCTGAGGGTTCGCCCTCTGAGATTGCAGATCGATGCGGAAGCCAACCCAGCAGACGCTGGACACCTGCATCACCGCAACAAAGCAGATGAATGCGCAGGCTGATGCGCAAGTGGATTTACAGCGTGGTCGGTAATTGTGCCGGACCTGCTGGGTGTGAGGGTGAAAGCCCCGGAGTTATTGACCAAACCCATGCCGGGATCAGCTCCGGCCATCTGCACCTATTCGGCGAAAGCCAAAACGAAATTGCCGCTTCACGACACTACGGCAATCCAAATAATCATGGGCGTCGTCATGAAGGCTGGAGGCTTTCCCGAGCACCTCGAAAGAGGCTGCATCGGAATGTCGGCGGGTCATGAAAAAAGCATATCCAGAGCAATCAGATTGTGGCGAATACCCGGACGTCGATTGCGGCAAATGGTGTGGACCGAAATTCCAATGCAGCTTCATAGGTGGCCACTGCCTGCCCAGTGAGCGAGCAATAGGAGATACCACCATGAAGTAAATGACTGATCTACCCCGTGCGGCGCAGCAAGCCTGAAGGCTGCGCCCAACACCTGACAGGCAGCGGACAGCAGGGTCGTCGATGTCACCGCGCATTGGCCGAAAGGTAGGCCCACCCCTCGAAGCACATTGCAGCAGTGCCCGCACACCCCGAACCTCTCCGACTGAACCCTCTCCGGTGCCTGTATGGCCTCTATCCGTTCTTGAGTGTTCAGTCGAAGGGGTTCACTTACTTAGGATTGAGTGATGAGTGAATGGATCAAGTGCAGCGAAAGGCTTCCCGAGAAATACAGGGATGTGCCTATCCAGCTTGAAGACGGTTCTCAGCGAGTTGGACGAGTTAACTCTCATGGTGGATGGGCGCTTGCGAGCTATCAGAAGTGCCGCCACCAGTACGCAGCTCGACCGATCCGCTGGTTCGATACTCCTGCCCCGCCCACCGCATAACCCAGCCCCTGGAGACGACCATGAACGCAGCAGCAAAGGTGTTGCATCTTGCGGGCGCGTCAGTAAAGCAACTGACGCCCGCCGAACGACTTTGGGTTGCCAACAGTGCGCACTCTCTGGTCCACGGCGACGACATCAAGTTCAAGCGCCGCCTGCAGGAGGCTCAAGGCGTCACATTTGAGCGCTTCCTGATCGCGGTCGATGAGTTCGCCATGCAGAAGCTGGGGGCGCCCGGTGCCAGCCAGTCAGCGCTGGGGAGACTGATCTACATGGCCAAGTTCGGCTCACCCGCCTGCGCCAGGGAGGCAGCAGACGCCGTATTGAACTGCCCCAACCCCAAAGACGCCCTGTTCGAAATCGCAGAGGGCCTTTTGCGACCCCTTGCGGCAGACGGCGTCATTGCTGATTTCGAGGATGCCGAACTGTGACCATCAGCGCGCACATCCTCATCGACAAGTTCATTGACGTCATTGGTGATTACGACAGCCCCGATCCTCTCGGCGTGGAAGCGCTGCGACGGAACACTGCTTTCTGGCTCGACAACGCCATCACCCTCGAAGAATTCAACCATTACTGCGCCCGTCAGCGGAAAGCTGTTCTGTGTGCGCCAAGGAGAGTGGCATGAACAAGATTCCTGAAGGAACTCAATACATCGAGTCGGGATGCGGTGAAAAGGGCTTCCGGAAATATGAAAAGGGTTGCTGGTGGTTTTTCGAGGGACATTGGCGCCATGTTGATTGGAAAATGGGAGACCTAATTCCTGTTTTCGAACACCCGCTATACGCGGCTCAGCCCGCCACTTGGTCCGGCGAAGGCCTGCCGCCTGTTGGGACGGTGTGCGAGGTCGCTGCGCCTATCCACTGGCATAGCACCAAGGTAAGGGTTCTCTGTCATGACGAAGGCGATGCGGTTTGTCGCGTACTGGAAGGCGATATGATTGGCGACCTGAAGCAGCTTATGGCATCAGAACTTCGCCCCATCCGAACTGCCGAGCAGATCGAGGCGGATCAGAAGAAACAGGAGGTTCAGGAGCTGATAATCATTTTGGGCTCCGTGGAATCCGCCGCTTACAAAGACATCGCCATCGCGATCCAGCAGGCAAATTTCCGCAAGCAGGTGTCGCAATGACCACTGCCATCGTGAAATCCCTGATCGACGAGCAGATGGAAGAACTGCCGCCTGATCGAATCATTCTGGCCTTCACCCACCACACGCTAACCGGCGCGCTGTCTCAGGCTTATGATGCTGGGATCGAGAACGTTCATGCGTGGAGCCAGCGCGCTTGCCTGTGTGGTGAGTGGACCGTGGCTTACGCTGTACGAGTTCAGCCATGACCACAGGCCAGCGCCGTCGGCGCATGATCTTCTGGCGCGGCAGCTTCCCGGTGCTCGCAGCCTTCACGTTTCTGATGCTCTCCATGTCGCTGGCTGATCACATCACGCAGTAACCCCCTTACCTATTCAATCGCAGCGCCCCGGCAACGGCATGGCGCAAGGAGCTTCCGTGTCTACCGAAACCCAACTGGTCGTCGTGCCGCCGAAAGAAACAGCGTTAGCCGTGTTTAGCACAGCCAACGGGTTGGAGCCTTGGCTTCAAAGGGTTCGCCTTAAGGTCGATGAATTCCAGAATTCCATCCCTGATCTGAAAACTAAAAAAGGTCGAGATGCGGTGGCCTCGATGGCGCACCAGATTGCGAAGTCGAAGACTGCTTTGGAGGCCGTCGGCAAAGAGATATCGGCCCAGCAGAAAGAAATCCCCAAGAAGATTGACGCTGAGCGCAAGCGTGTTTGGGACATGCTGGAGTCGTGGCAAAAGGAGGTGCGTAAACCGCTGACCGACTGGGAAGAAGCGAACGACAGGCGGATCGATGCCCACAACGACGGAATCCAGCGCATCAAGGACCTGGCCGTATTCGCCGAGACGCCGACCGCTGCGCACGTCGCGCAGATCATCGCCGATCTGGAGCTGGTGGAAATCAACGACAGTTGGGAAGAGTTTCTGGCGGAAGCAGCCCAGGCCAAGGACCGCTCACTGGCGACCCTGCGCACCCTTCTGGCCGACCGCACCAAGCACGAAGCCGAGCTGGCAGAGATAGCCAAGTTCAACGCAGAGAAGGCCGAGCGCGAGCAGAAAGAGCGTGACGCCGAGATCGCCCGCCAAGCCGTTGAGCGTGCGCAGCGTGAAGCCGAACAGAAAGCACAGGCCGAACGCGAAGCCGCTGCACGCCGTGAGCAGGAATTGAAAGATCAGGCCGAAACCCAAAAGCGCGCCGCCGATCAGAAGCTCCGCGATGCTGAGGCAGAAGCCGAGCGCCAGCGCTTACAGATAAAGCTGCAGGCAGAGCAGGCTGAGCGCCAGAAGCTTCAGGCCGAACAGGATCGGATTGCAGACCTTCAGCGTGCCGAGCAGGAGCGCGCCGCCGCCGAGCAGCGTCAGGCTGAGGCTGTAGAGCGTGCACGACTGGCCGAGGTGCAGCGGCAAGAAGACGCCAAAGCCGAAGAGATGCGCCAGCAGAAAGCGCGCGAAGACGACAAGGCGCACAAAGGTGCGATCTACAAGGCCGCAAAGGAAGCGTTCATGGATAACAACATGACCGAAGAATGTGCTCGCCTCGCTGTGAAGTTAATCGCCAGCGGCATGATCCCGAACATCAAAGTCACTTACTGAGGCGGACCTCATGTCTACCGAAATCATCATGCCCGAGCAGCGTCGCCAAGCAGTGACGCCGATCAGTTCGGACACAAGCATCATGGCGGTGATCAGTCGCGCAGCCTCCGACCCAGCCTGCGACATCAACAAGCTTGAGCGACTGATGGAAATGCATGAGCGCATGCAGGCTCAGACAGCAAAACAGCTGTACGACGAAGCGCTGTCGCAGATGCAGGAAGAAATGCCGATGATCGGCGAGCGCGGCGGGATCAAAGACAAAAACGGCCGAATTCAAAGCACCTACGCGCTTTGGGAGGACGTTAACGAAATGATCAAGCCGGTGATGGCCAAGCATGGTTTCGCCATCACCTTCCGCACGCCGCGTAACGAGCGAGGCATCGAAGTCGAAGGCGTGCTGAGTCATCGCGCCGGACACCGAGAGAGCACATCCATCGTTCTGCCTGTAGATGCAACTGGCAGCAAGAACGGCGTTCAGGCTGTTGCATCGAGCGTCAGCTACGGAAAGCGTTACACCGCTGGCCTGCTGCTGAACATCACCACAACCGGTGAGGATGATGACGGAAATGGCCCGGTCGCTCAGCTCACTCCCCGGGTCACGTCTGTCCAAGCTACACAGCTGGCGACATTGCTGGAGAAGTGCAGCGACAAGGCCAAGGAGGCTTTCGGAAAGATCCACGGCACTCCAGCGTCTGTCGAAAAAGCAGTATTCGATAATGTCTTGGGCATGCTCACCAAGTCAGCCGCACAGCATGCCGCAGCTCAAGGGGGTGCAGATGAAGATCGTAACTGATATCCAGCAAGGCACGCCTGAATGGCTGGCCCTGCGCCTGGGCATCGTCACGGCGTCCGAGCTGGAATGCTTGCTGGTCAACGGCAAGGGAGAGGCTGGTTTCGGTGTGGCGGCATTCACCTACATGGACCAGCTGATCGGTGAGCGAATCACCGAGGAAGCCGCTGAACTCCCTTTCCAGACCAAGGCGACAATTCGCGGCCATGAGCAGGAGCATACGGCTGGCGGGCTTTACGAGGCTCGCGAAGATGTCACAAGTCGCCATGTGGGCATCATCCTCAACCACGGGATCGGATATTCACCGGACGGGCTGATCGGCGATTCCGGCCTGATAGAGATCAAGACGAAGCTGCCAAAGTTTCAGGTAGGAGTGATCCTGTCTGGCGAGGTTCCGAAAGAACATGTCGCCCAGTGCCAGGGCGGCCTGTGGGTGTCCGAGCGAGAGTGGATCGACTTCATCAGCTACTGGCCGGGCATGCCACTGTTCGTAAAGCGCCTGTACCGGGACGAGGCGCTGATTCGCAAGATCAGCGAGCGCGTCAAAACCTTTTACGAAATCCTCGACGAGCGCATGAATCGCGTTCTCGGCATCGCCGCATAGGAGGGCTCATGGCTCGCGGAGTAAACAAAGTCATATTGGTCGGCACATGCGGCCAAGACCCTGAGGTTCGCTACCTGCCAAACGGCAACGCGGTAACCAACCTGAGTCTGGCCACCAGCGAACAGTGGACCGACAAGCAGTCCGGCCAGAAGGTTGAAAAAACAGAATGGCATAGGGTGTCGCTGTTCGGGAAAGTGGCGGAAATCGCCGGTGAGCACCTTCGCAAAGGTTCGCAGGTCTACATCGAGGGCAAGCTGCAAACCCGCGAATGGGAGAAGGACGGCATCAAGCGCTACACCACGGAGATCGTGGTGGATATGCAGGGCACGATGCAGCTCTTGGGCGGCAGGCCGCAGGAAGGTCAGCAGCATGGCCAGCGACCCGCGCAGCAGTCACGGCCAGGCAATCAGGACCGCGCAGCACGGCAACAACCACGACAGCAGCAGGCGGCGCCACAGCCGGCCGCCGACTTCGATAGCTTTGATGACGATATACCATTCTGAGGGGTCACCCATGATTTCACTGGAACTGAGCATGGTCCGGCACAACAGCGCCGCATCCGCCAGCCTGGCTGAAGCTACCGAGGCGTACATGCGCAGCGGTGGCGTGATTCACGAACTGAGCATCACCCGCGGCGTGTCCCTCACCTTCAATGCCGAGACAATCGCCTACGGATACAAGGCCAGCCCGGCCGATCACGAACGCAAGGCGCGCGAAGCTCTGGAGCTCGAGCTTCGAACCGCAGAAAAGTTGAGGGCCTATGTAGGCCTCGGCTTGAAGAAGGCGTCGGCCGATCTGGGTATCAGCGCCAAGCGCCTGGGGCATATCGCGGCGGAGCACGGGATTGTCTTTGCCGTCGCCAAACCTTCATCAGCTCTGGCAGAAAAGCGGGCGGCCGAGGCATTGATTGCGCCGGATATCGCCCGCCGATTCGCCGAGAAAGCAACTCAGCAGGACGTCATCCGGGAGTTCGGTTTATCTCCTGATCGCCTGCGCAGGATCGCAAAAGAGCACTCTATCGCGCTGCCTGGCGCCGTGAACGTTGATGCCGACCGACAGCTGATTCCGCGCATTGAAGCGTACCGTGATCTGGGTATCCCGCGCACAACATGCGCCAAGCGGCTCGATATCAACCAGAAGACCCTGCTGCGAATCCTCGACACCTACGGCGTCACCTATCCGGTGCGCTCTTGATCAGGCGGCTGTCTGCAAAGGTCCGCCGCAACCGGCGCGCCGAACAATTTCACTTGCCGCCCAGCGGCTACACGGAGTTGATAAATGGCCCTGACCCAGAAACAGCGGAACGATCGGACGGCGCTCAAGCGGCAGAAAGCCGGGGAAGAGGAATTACGGCTCAGGGTGCGCCCCGGCACGAAGCAGGCGCTGAGTGAGCTGATGGAGTGGGCTGGCATCGAGGAGCAGGGCGAAGCGCTGACTCTGATGATTCATCACCTGCACGACCTCGGACCGGGCGGCGCGCTGCCGATGCTTGAAATCCCGCGCCACGAAATCACCGTATCGCCAACCGTGGCGCACAAGCTTCAGCTCGCCTACAACCGCGAAGCGCTGCGCATCTGCCGCGACGAATAACCCAAAACCTACGCACCAGAGGTAAAAACATGAAACCGGAAATGATCACTTTGAAAGTAGGCGATGCCACGATAAAGCTTCCCGCCAGTACCGTCGCGCAGCTCGCATTGGCCAGCGTCATCAGCCAAGTCGTGCCGCCGCACATTTCAGCTGCAAACGCACCTTCGGTGGTTGGGATTCCTGCTCTGGGTGCTTACTGGCCCGGCGAAGGCGGTGTAAATGCCGGCTTGATGCGCGGCATCGAAGGTGGCCGTGATTACTACCTGATCGTCCCGACTGGCGATGACCTGGGTGAGCTGAAATTCGGCGGCTATAGCGAGGAAGTCGACGGCTCGGGCAGCGCGTCTGACGGCCTGGCCAATACGCAGGCGTTGGTCGCCAGTGAGCACAAGCACCCAGCTGCTCTGGCATGCGTCAAATTCAGCGCCGACGGAAAAGATGACTTTTACCTGCCTGCGCGCCGCGAGCTGCAACTGGCCGAGGCCAACGTGCCTGAGGTATTTGCCAAGGGCTGGTACTGGTCATCTTCGCAGCGCTCCGCCTACTACGCATTCAGTCAGCACTTCGTTGATGGCAGTCAGAACTTCAGCGCCAAGAACGGCGAGCTTCGCGTCCGCCCCGTCCGACGTGTTCTTATAGATTCCGTGTGAGCGAAGAAGGGGCTCGATGATGACCATTGAAGTCTGGAGAGATATTGACGACTGGCCTGGATATGAAGTCAGCGACCAAGGCCGGGTTCGTCGTGGGGCTCGGCTAAAAGCCCCAGACCCAGACCGCAAAGGCTATTTGCGAGTAAAGCTCTGGAAAAACGGAAAATCAAAAAACCGCTTGATTCACGGCTTGGTTGCTGCTGCCTTTATTGGCCCCAGGCCGGCTGGATGCATATGTCGCCACGCTGATGGCGACAATCAAAACAATTGTTACGTAAACCTCAGTTACGGCACGCCTACCGAAAACGAGGCCGACAAGATTGCTCACGGCACTGCAATCAGTGGTGAGCGCCATCCAGCCGCGAAGCTGACCCGCGAGCAAGTTATGGCGATCCGTAAGAGATACAAGCCGAAATGCAAAATCAACGGAAAGCGCGCACTTGCAAAGCAATTTAATATCTGTGAGTCACAGATATACCGCGTAATTACCGGGCAGCATTGGCCAGACTGACCAGAAAGACCGGGCAAAGCTTGCTCGCGTGGTGCTCAAGCGCGGGCACAGCGTTAACGGCGCTTTGACCAAGACCTACCCAAAGAAATAAAACCCCAACCTATTTGCCACCACCGGACACGGAGGGCGGCGCACGCATGGAGAAACGCCATGGACAACAAGCCCACCGAGGCGCAGGTAGGCCTGCTCTGGCACACGCTGGGCCTGCGGCCTGAATGTCGCGATAGCCGAACCGTATATCGAAACCGTTTCCTTGCCGGCCCAGGCCACAGCGACATCACAGATTTGGAAGCTCTGGTGACCCTGGGGCTGATGGGAAGTCGCAAGCCCCCGGCGTTCTGCGATCAGAGCGAAATTCTCTATTTCGCGACCAAAGAGGGCGAACGATTCGCCATTGCCGAAATGCCGCCTGCTCCACCTGCACCTAAGCGCACGAATTTTGACGCCTACCTGGATGAGAGCGAGTGCTACGACAGCTTTGCCCACTTCTTGGGCATCAGGATGCCTCGGTATCAAGAGCGCGGCGAACGCGGCAAGCGCGAATACCGCATGGTGCGCTACACGCGCAACGTAGGCCGGTTTCATAGCTCTGAATACTTGCTGCTTTGCGAACCAGTTGAGGTAGCCGGTGAGTGGTGCCTGGACAAAAAAGAAGCGAAGGCAAGTTACAAGGCCGCGCTTAAGGCGGTCCCTCGCCCACGCCGACGAGAGTACGACGAAGGTTTTTGAATCACCCACCCTCACCTATTACGCTGAACGCCTCGGCAAGCGGGCGGCTGCGCGGAGTAACCATGAACTATGAACTACATCTCGGCGACTGCCTGGAGGTGCTGCGCGGCTTGCCTGCGAACTCGATAGACAGCGTCGTGACTGACCCGCCCTACGGCATTCGCTTCATGGGCAAGAGCTGGGACGGTCAAGATATCGAGGATCGTGCTGCATACCGGGCCAGCATGCCGTCACACGCTGGAGCATGCGGGCCGAACGGTGGGCACCGATCAGTCGCCGCCGAGGCAGGAAAATACGACCTGACACCGGATGGCATGCGAGCCTTCCAGGCATTCACGCTGGAGTGGGCGACCGAAGCGCTCCGAGTGCTCAAGCCCGGCGGGCACCTGCTGTCGTTCGCCGCCGCTCGGACCTATCACCACATGGCGGTGGGCATCGAGATGGCGGGCTTTGAGATCCGTGACCAGATTATGTGGGTGTTCGGCTCCGGCTTTCCGAAGTCGCACAACCTGAAAGGCGATCGAGCTGGCTGGGGTACCGCATTGAAGCCAGCGCATGAGCCCATTTGCATGGCTCGCAAGCCATTCACCGGCACAGTCGCCGCAAATGTCGAGCAACACGGTACCGGGGCAATCAACATTGATGCTTGCCGTATAGATCCAACAGGCGAGAGCAGGCAGCGCACCGGCGAGGCATCTCAAGATAAGCGCTACGCCGAGAGCGGCGGAACGAACTTCGCTGCACGCCCAGGCGTTCGTGGTGGCGATCCTCTTGGCCGCTGGCCAGCGAACCTTATTCATGACGGAAGTGATGTTGTTCGTGCTGCTTTCCCGAGCGCAAAGGGCCAGCAGGGTGATCTCAAATCACACGGCGCCTGCCGGCAATCGCCCAATGGGATATTCGGCGGGATGCGCCCTGCCCTCGATCACGCCGCCAGAGTAGAAAGCGACGAAAGCGCAGCGCGTTTTTTCTACTGCGCAAAAACGACTCGCGCTGATCGGCATGAGGGCCTGATTGACCCTGGCCCTCAGTTCAAGCAGGGCACCACGCTGCGCAAGGTCGAGACGACAGACACGAAGGGCAACAACCATCCCACGGTGAAGCCCACGGACTTGATGGCCTACCTGCTCCGGTTGGTCACTCCAACTGGCGGAAAAACGCTTGACCCCTTCATGGGGTCGGGGAGCACAGGTAAGGCGGCGGTTCTTGAGGGATTCGATTTCATCGGGATTGAGCAGGACGCTGCGTATATGGCGATCGCCAAAGCCCGCATAGGCCACGCCCATGCGAATAGCCAAGCCCAGCAGAAAGAACGGCACCTACAGGAACAGCAGCTCAACCTGTTCAGCGCATAACCCCCCCCACTTCAACGACTCACGCCACCCCGGCGAGGATGAACTATGTCCGCTCACCAGCAATACCCGCCCCTTCAGTACGGAAGCGTGTGCAGCGGCATTGAGGCCGCGACCGCAGCCTGGCACCCGCTGGGCATGGAACCGGTGTGGTTCGCCGAGATTGAACCCTTCCCCAGCGCCGTGCTGGCCCACCACTACCCTCGCACCCCGAACCTTGGCGACATGACCAAGCTCGGGGCCCTGGTGCTGGCCGGCAAGATAGATGCACCGGACGTTCTCGTCGGCGGCACGCCGTGCCAAGCGTTCAGCGTCGCCGGGATGCGCCAAGGCATGCTCGACCCACGCGGCGCCCTAACCATCAAATATGTGGAGCTTGCAGATGCAGTTGACCATGTTCGAACCAGTCGTAACCAACCCGAAAGCATCATCGTCTGGGAGAACGTCCCTGGCGTCCTTTCCGACAAAGGCAACGCCTTCGGATGCTTTCTTGGCGCGCTTGCTGGGGAAGACTGCGAGCTGCAGCCTCCAGGGAAACGGTGGAAGGACGCTGGTTGTGTGTATGGACCCAAAAGAACAATCGCGTGGCGGATCCTGGACGCCCAATATTTCGGCCTGGCCCAACGACGCCGCCGTGTGTTCCTTGTCGCAAGTGCTCGAGCAGACCTCGATCCCATCGCGGTACTTTTTGAGCGCGAAGGCGTGCGCCGGGATACTGCGCCGCGCCGAGGTGAGGGGCAAGACGTTACCGGAACCCTTGCTGCACGCGCTTCAGGCGGAGGCGGTTTAGGCACGGACATGGACTTGTCCGGAGGAATTCAGATTACTGCGCCACTTACAACGAATCCGTACGGGGACCACGAAAGCAGAGAAAGCCTGTTGGTGGTCGCTGGAACGCTTCAAGCCGGCGGGAAAGCTGCTGGCAGTGCCACGCAGCAGGACGCTGAGTCGGGCCTGTTGGTCGTTCACGGCACTCAAGACCCCAGCTTCAGCGATTCCTTGGCTTTCGCACTCGGGCGGAATAGTGGGCAAGAAAACGTCCTCGCGTTCAGTTGCAAGGACCACGGTGCTGACGCCGGTCAACTGGCTCCGACGCTTCGCGCAATGGGTCACGCGGCAAGCCACGCCAACGCTGGCGGCCAGGTCGCCGTGTGCGTAACTGGTGACGTCACGCACACCTTAAAAGCTGAAGGCTTCGATGGCAGCGAGGATGGCACCGCGCGCGGACAGCCGATTGTTGCATTCACTCAGAATAGCCGCAGCGAAGTCAGAAATATCGGCGGTGATGGCCAGATCGTCGGCGCGCTCGCGGCGGAGACTGGTGCGCAACAACAGAACTATTTATCCAGCCCCTCAATGGTTCGCCGCCTCACACCGCGTGAATGTGAGCGCCTGCAGGGATTCCCTGACGATTACACGCTCATCCCCTGGCGGGGCAGGGTCTTGGGCTTATGCCCGGACGGACCCCGCTACAAAGCGATCGGCAACAGCAAGGCCGTGCCAGTCGTGCGCTGGATCGGCATGCGAATACAGCAGCAGCTCTAACCCCAAGGAATCCCCATGATCAATCTCTTCTGGCGACTGCTCGCCAAGGTACTCGCGCGCCCGGCAATCGCTGCCTGGCTCATCACCCGCGCCCAGCGCACCCCATACCTGCACATCCGGTCAGCTGATGGCCAAGAGGTGTACATGGGCCGCTGGTGGCTGTTCAACCCGTACGACAACGAGACGCGTGTGCGTCGATTCAACTGGTCACCGTGGTCAGTTCGGATTCACCACATCAAACGCGCCGACGCCGACCGGGACCTGCATGACCATCCCTGGAACGCTCGCACCATCATCCTGCGCGGCAACTACACCGAGCAGCGCTTGATAGAAAACTCAGATCCGGCTGCGCTGGCCACCGAGTACATCACTCGCATGCCGGGCGACACCGCGCAGCTCAGCTTCGGCGAATACCACCGAATCGACGAGGTGAGCGAAGACGGCGTTTACACCCTCTTCATATCTGGCCCCTATCAAGGTACGTGGGGCTTTTTGGTCAACGGCGCGAAGGTCGCTTGGCGTGAATACACAGGGGAAAAATCATGAGCAATGAATGCAAGGCTGTCCCGGTGAACTGTCGCCAGCGCCTCGCCGCCGAAGGAAAGCCATACCCGAGGTCGGGGTGCGCATCCTGCGGTCAGATGTCTCCAAACTGGCGTGAGTGCGATTCGATGCTTTCCAGGCCAGTACCTCAGTCGGCTGCGCTCGGCGGTGTGCTGGAGCTTGACGGCTTGAGCTTTCAGCAGTTGCGCCAAGCAAACGTTAAGCGCCTGGCATCGTCAAAATACAAGCTGTGCGAACAAAACTGGCAGCCTGCACACTGGATGAACGCTCTGACCGGCGAAGTAGGTGAATGCGCCAACATCATCAAGAAGGTTGATCGCGGTGATTACTCGCTAGAAGCAGCGTTGCCAAATATCGCGAGAGAGCTTGCCGACATTCAGTGCTATCTCGATATTTTGGCGTTCAAGCTGGGCATTGATCTTGGCGCCGCAACCGTTTCTAAATTCGATGAAGTCTCGGAACGCATTGGTTCTCCGATACGACTGGGAAAGCCCGTGAAAAAGCCTGAAGTCTGCGAAGCATGCAACGGCAATCGTGAAATTTTCTATCGCGGGCTTGAGGATGGTTGGTACGAGCCGTGCAATGCATGCTCGCCAACCGCGAGCGAGCAGGCATGACCGGACCAGCCGCAAATAAAACGCCTTGGGATGATTGGTGGGCTCAGCTTTTGGAAATCGCCAGGCGCTCGGGTAACACCCCGGGCATGCCCGAAACCTGGAAACAGTACAACTGGGCTCGCAATCAAACACCGCAAGAAGCGTATGACGCCGAATACAACATGGATAACTGGCGATGACCAGCAGGCCAATCTGCTGGCGTGCAGCGGCCCAGGCAGTGCCGAAACAACCGAGTATCACCGCCGAAAGGCCGATACTTGAACTCATAAAGCGCTTCTCCAAGGGTTTGACAGCGCCTCACTTTTGCCCGGTGCGCCCGAACACCCCGCAGTAACCACCCCCTCTCAATCAATTCAATGTCAGCCGCGTGTGCGGTATGGCGAGGTATCTATGCGCCTGAAGAAAGCCGAGCGCGAGCAGGTCCGAATGAAGTTTGGCGGCCACTGCGCCTATTGCGGCGTGGTTTTGGCGGATCGCTGGCATGCAGACCATCTGGAGCCGGTAACTCGCGAACTGATCTCCAAGCAAAACGCCAATGGCACCTGGCGGCTGGATTCTGGCAAGCCATTGAAGCCAGAGAACGATCACATCGAAAACATGATGCCAGCGTGTGCGCCTTGCAATATCAGCAAAGGCGGGCAGTCGCTCGAAGGTTGGCGCAACTGGATCGTCGGGCACATCAACAGCCTGAACCAGTACCACCCGATCTATCGGCTTGCAAAGGCATACGGCCTGATCGCGGAGACGCAAGCGCCGGTCGTCTTCTACTTCGAAAAACTCGCTGCGAAAACAGGCGCGGCATAACCCCCTCCCTTCCCTACAGAGCCTGCCGGTGATCGGCGGGCGGAGATGTGCGCATGATAAGAACAATGGAGGTGGCGCGCATTAAGCGCTTCGCCGCAAACACTGCTGGCCGTGATTATGCCGTCGGCGACATTCACGGGCACTTCACCCGGCTACAGAAGGCACTGGATGCGGCGGGCTTTGACCCTGCCGTCGACCGGTTATTCAGTGTCGGAGATCTGGTTGACCGCGGGCCAGAAAGCACTGATTCGCTGAAGTGGCTGGATAAGCCGTGGTTCCATGCTGTCTGCGGAAACCATGAGCAGATGGCCATAGACGCTGCTGGAAGACTGCTTGACAGCGGAATGCACCTGGCAAACGGCGGTGCTTGGTTCTTGGCGATGAATCGCGACGAGCAGCAGAACTATGCCGCTCTTTTTGCTGATCTGCCTATAGCGATTGAGGTCGAGACAGCTAAAGGTCTTGTTGGGCTAGTGCATGCAGATGTGCCTTATGGTCGCTGGGCAGACTTCAGGCTGAGCATGGAAACAGGCTCGCCATCCGAGCGGGATCACGTTCAGGCGGTAGCTCAGTGGTCGCGCAGCCGCATAAGTGATGCGGACAGCACGCCAGTATCCGGCATCCATGCAGTGGTCGTTGGCCATACGCCGCTCAAGCAGCCCGCATTGCTCGGGAACGTCTACCACATCGATACGGGCGGATGGATGGACGGCCACTTCACCCTGCTTGATCTAAAAACCCTTCAATGCATACCGCCCATCAATCCGAAGCTCAGTCACGACTGGGAATAACCCCTTCCGCCGCCCAGCGCGGCCCGGAGCAGTACCGCTTCGTTATCAGCACCACCAGAGGAAACCATCATGGCAGCGCTACAAAAAGCTGAGTATCAGTTGCATCCCGGAGCATGGTTCCGCGGCGAAGTCCTTCAAGTGATTTTTGGTATTTCCAGCGAGGCTGCCAGAAAATATCGATCTCGCGGCCAATGGCTTGAGGGAAAACACTGGCGCTGGGACCCTGCCAACTGCATCGTCTACAACCGCAAAAACATCGAGGCATGGATGGAAGGGAAGACATGATAGAGAAAATGCCCACCGGCGTTGAGATGAACGGCAAGCAGCTGAGGATTGTCTTCATGCTGCATGGCCAGCGGTGCCGGGAGCCATTGCCAGGTATCGCGAAGGTCAACAAAGCATCCATTACCTATGCGTCCAACAAGCGGATGACGATTCTCACCGAGATCAAGGAGGGTCGGTTCGATTATGCGGCCCACTTCCCTGACTCACCGCGCGCCGCCGTTTTTTCCCAGAGCGGCACGTCGAACGCCAAGAGAACTGTAGCGGAGGGAGTTCAGCGCTGGATGGAGGTTCAATGCGCCAAGAAGGCGACGAGCACCAGTCGCAACTACCAGTACAAGGCGAACCACGTTGTCGAGAAGTTCGGCAAGCGGCGGATAGCCGACATAAACAAGAGCGACCTTGAGCTTTTCCAGGCACAGCTATTAAAGAAGGGTTTGTCGCCAAAGACGGTGAACGACGTGTTCACGGTTGTGCGTGGCGTCTGGGGTGATGCGTATGCCGACGGCGTACTGCGGGCCAATCCGCTTGATCGCATCAAGAACATCGAGCGCGATTCGGACGAAGACAGCGCTGATCCGTTTACGCGCGAAGAGCTGGAGGCGCTAAGCAAGATCAAATCAGCCAGGCAGCAGGATATCAATATGATCTTGTTCGACTGCTGGGCGGGATTGTCGCTGTCAGAGCTTATTGCATTGGGATGGGATGACGTGGATCTTGAGGGAGGCACGGTTATGATTCGTCGCGCCCGAGTTGAGACGGAATACAAGATTCCAAAGGAGAAAAGCCGCGCAAGGCGCGTTGAGCTTATAGACCCGGCGATAGCCTACCTGAGAGCTCAGTTCGAGATTACCGGAGCTCAGCCAGCCGTTCCAATCACGGTTGTGCAGCGGGACAACAATTCAACCAAGCGGGAGAACGTCAGGTTCGTGTTCCGCAACGGCCAGAGCGGCGAGCCGTGGCATGCGTCAAGTGTGGGTCGATGGTTCGCTGGCCACCTGAAATCTGTCGGCGTCCGCCATCGAGGACCCAACCAGTGTCGCCATACTTTTGCCAGTCAGGCACTGTCGAGTTATGTGCCCGTCGAGTGGGTTGCTCGACAATTGGGCCACACTGATACCACAATGGTGAAGAAGCACTACGGTCGATGGATCCCCGGCGACACCAAGAGTCTTGCAGGCCTTGTTTCGCAGATGATGGGGTTCCGTACCACCACCGAACTGACGGCTTGATCCTTAGGGCAAACCTAGGGCAAGTACGGGGCCGTAATAGGCCGCGACTGACCATCAGAAAATGCTATCGCCCTTGCTATTGCGGCCTAATCCGGACATATCAAGGGTTCGAATCCCTCCTTCACCGCCATATTTGAAACACGCAAAACCCCTGAATTCATTGAAGAATTTCAGGGGTTTTGTGGTTTCTGGGGTTTGAAAAAGTGGGCCCTGGGACCGATATGGGAACAATATGGGAATGGCGCTACAGTTTGAGGGCGTGTTCCAGCATGCCGATGACGTCCGGGCCGTCCTCGTTGATCCAGGTGCCATAGTGCTTGTGGATCATGTTTCCATCGGTGTGCCCCATCTGCTCAGCACTCCAGTCGATCGACGCCACTCCGCTGCTGAGCATCTGACTTGCATAGGTATGACGGCACTGGCCAGGCCCCCGATAGCGAACGCCTGCATGCTCCAGGTGCGTCTTGAAAAAACGATCACGGATTGTGAAGTCGCTTACGTGCGGCTCCCCACTGGACGCATTCAGGAACACGAAATGAAGTTTGTGCTGCCGCACAGTTCTGTTATCACGCTCCACGATATCGACGTGATGCGGGCGAGTTTTTTGTGTCAATGCCCTGAGCTTCTGCAATGCGTCCAGTGCCGGCTTTATCAGCCGCACCTTACGGGTGATCGGCGAGTTTTTGTCACTCGGTATTCGCCCCGCACCTTTGATCGACGAAACGTCACCGTGCCTGCCTGCAGGTCGACATCTTCCCAGGCTAAGGCCAAAGTCTCGGACACGCGAGGTCCAGCCCATATCATGAACTGCACCATGAGCAGCTCGAGGGTGCGGTTGGTTGGGGTGGCCATGATCTGCTCGATCTCGGCGCGGGTGAATGGATCTGGTACGGCTGGATCCGGCAAACGTACCAGTAGGCCCTCCGTGGGGTCGTGCGCAACCCGCTTCCGGGTTCGGTAGAGTTTGAAGACTTGGCGAACGTTACTGACGATATCCCGTACGGTTTTGTTCTTGAGGCGAGCAGACAGCGTGCCTTGCACCCACTGCTGCAGATCAAGGTGATCGATCTTATCGATCTTTTCCTCGCCCCACCTAGGTTTTACATGGACTTCGGCCTTGTTGGCGTACCCCCTGTATGTGCTGGCTGCGACATTGTTCTTTTGAATGCTGAGCCATAGCTCAAGGTAGTGGCCAAAAGTGTTCTCTTCCAATCGGGATGAAGTGGGAAAGTGACGCGAGTAATCAAATATACCTGCCTGTATTTCATATTCGATCATGTCAACCAAACGCTTGGCATGTGCTCGGTTTGCTTCGGTATTACCGCCTGGCACCGGCTCGCGACAGAGCTCCCCGTCATAACGAAAGTATATTCGGACAGAATTGCCTCTGGCTTCGACTCCGTACAT